CTGCCCCCCCCCCCCCCGCGAGCGGGGGGGGCTCGGTCGTTTGGAAACCCGGGTTTCCAAGGCTCAAGAAAAAAGTTCGCCCCCTCGAAAAAAGTTCTTGACCTTCCTGCCTCGATAGCGCATAACAGAATCATCAGGGCAACGGAGCCCGAAGGAAAGAGAGAGAACATGAAGACCGCGACGGAGCCGACGATCACTTTCACCTCGAACGGTCTCACGATCGAGAATATCGAATCCGAGCGTATTTCTCCTGCTTATGCGCCCTTCGAGACGGTGTTTCGGAAGACGGCCACGATTGCGCCTTCGGCGGGCGATCCCGATCGGCTCAACATTACGATTCGCACGACTCGGAATGCTGTTATTACGGGAGTTCACATCTTCCCCTTCAATTCCTCGAATCGCTCGATCGTGGAGCATTTCTTCGGGGTCGACTTGGCGACAAAGCTCTTCGAGCTCTTTGCTTAGATCGCTTTTCTGTTCAAAGGCGGGTGAGATCATGGCGCGATTCGTGAACATTGAAACTCGAGAGCTCGAAGGTTTGCTCGAAGAGATCGGCGAAGCCGTGACTCGTTGCGGGGGTTCCTATCGGTGGAGTGTGCAGGGAACCGAACGACTCTTCGTGATCGCGGTTCAACCTCGCCCGGGCTTCGCCCGAGAGGTGAAGGTCTTCACGACACTCTCGGCCGGGGCGAGCGAGGTTCGGGAGTGTGGAGCCGACGCGATTCGAGTGATCCCAGGGGCTCTCATCGACGAAACCTTCAAGCCGCTCTCGGGGGGCGTGAAGGTTCTTCGGACGGCTCCGAGGGGTGAACATCGGGCGCGCGTTGCATTCTTCCTCGGGCGGCTCAAGGGGATCATTCGGCAAGCCTACAAAGAAGCCGGTTCGGCTCGGGCTTGTCCGGTTTGCGGTTCTGTCATGGTCGAGAGGAAGGGGCGGAACGGCGCCTTCCTCGGTTGCTCGGGTTTCCCGGGTTGTCGACATACTCAAACCATCGGGCGGTAGTTCGGGGCTCTCAGGAGGGCTTCTCGCCCCCGGAAAAAGGGTTCGTGAGGTGAAGCCGTGATCAAGCTAGGGGAGATTGAAGGGGCCCGGGAACGCGACGATCTCAACTCGACCGATCGAGCTCTCATCGCGACCTTCGACGTTCTTCGCCCGAGGTTCGGTGCGATGATCGCCGAAGAGCGAGCGAGGAACCTCGTTTGTGGTTTGATTTACTGCGAAGGCGAGCCCCCTCGAGAGCTCGTGATCGAAAGTCTCATGGTGATTCGGCGACATACCTTCGGGCCGATCGAGCTCGCCGATGAAGAGTTAGAAGAGCTTGCCCGAGAAATCATTGAGAATTTTCGCCCCCTCAAACTTTTTTAGCTCACCTCGAAAAAAGTTCTTGATCTTTCTCTCTCGATAGCGCATAACAGAATCATCAGGGCAACGGAGCCCGAAAGGAAAGAGAGACGAAATGGAAAACCACGAGAGCCACAAACTGACCGGGATCGACGCAATCTTCAACTTCATCCTTGGCGGGATCGCGATCTTCACGATCGTGAACACCCTCACCGGCCGCCGATTCACCTTCAAGGTCACGAAGAAAGATGTCGGCGACGGGAAGACCCTCTTCTTCGTCGGCGTTCTTTCCGGCCCCGACAACGGCGCCGATTACAACTTTCTCGGAACCATCTTCGACGACGGTGTCTATCGTCACGGGAAGAAGAGCCGAATCGGACAAGACGCAATGAGCGCAAAGGCGTTCGCTTGGCTCATGGGGCGGCTCGAGACTCGCACTGATCTCGGCCCGGTCGAATTCTGGCACGAGGGGCGTTGCGCCCGTTGCGGTCGTCGGCTCACGACCGTTGAGAGCATCAAAAGCGGTTTCGGTCCGGTGTGTCTCGAGAAGCTCGCCGCGTAACGGCGACCGGGGGGAAAAGGGGGCCCTTCGGGGCCCCCTTTTCTTTTTCTGTTTGACAATTTGATCGGCGGCCCGTATAACAGAGACAAGCGGTGAGACAATGCCCCCACGAAAAAAAGTGAAGAATTCCACCCCCGCCCCCGCCCCCGAGGTGAAGTCGTCTCACGGCGGAAGGCGCGAAGGCGCCGGTCGGAAGCCAACGGGCGGAATGGCGATGAACACCGGGATTTATATTCGTTGTTCAACAGAACAGAAAGAAGCTCTCGGCGCCTTCGTGCGAGAGCTCTCGAAAGCTCGCGAAGCTCAGGACTTGCCGAAAGTCGATCTCTCGACTTGGCTTCGAGAGCTCGGGTTGAAGCATAGTGGGAACGAGGAGTTCGGGCTTGCCGCGCAAGCCCGGAAGGCGGCCGAAGATCTCGGCTCGATCGTGTGAGGTGAATCGTGGAAGGAAAGGGGCTTGATTTGTTCGTCGTCGACGACGTTCTCCCCGACCCCCCGCCCGACCCCCCGGCCGAGAAGTCGAGGGTCGAACGGTCCTTCGGGCCTTGTGTGGTGTGTCACATTCCAGGCGAACTCGTTCATGCCTTCGACGAACGAGTCTATCGGGACGGCGCTTGTCCCGATTGCTTGCTTCACCGAACGAGCGAGCTCACGACCGAATACCGGCTCGACTCTCGGATCATGGCGCCCATGGTCTTTGTCGCCCGAGCTCTTCGAGGTGAAGAACCCTTCGCTTCGGTCCTTCGGGCCGCTGACTCTCAGAACCCCGAGAAGGTCGAAGCGACCTTGAAGAAGTTCGGGGGTGAACTCGTTCGAGATCGTCAAGAGGTTGAGCTCGAACAAGCTCGCTCGATCCTTCGTCGACAGGGGTTTCTCTCGACGGGCGGGGGGAAGCCGAACAACAAGCAACGGCGAGCGGCGGCGGCGATAGCCCGCCGTGAAGCGAGACGGGCTCTCAGAGCGGAGAAGCGGAAGGCCCGGGGCAACGGGGCCCCGAAGAAGCGGAAGCCTTAGAGGGGCGTTCTCGCGCAAAGGGGAAGGGGTCACCATGACGAAGAATACGATGAAGTCGGCGACGATCATCATAATCGTTGTCGCGATCGGGCTCGGGGCGATCGCGGGGGTGATCTATGGGGTGACGACTCACCGAGAGGCGACCTTCGCGGAAGGGGCGGCCGAATGGCCCCTCGAGAGTCTTCCTCTCGGGGTTACTTGCTCGGGCTACACTCCCGAGCTCGGAGCGCAGTGTCGCACTGTTGAACGAGCCTTCGGCGCCTTCAATGATCGGGTCGGCTTCAAGCTCTTCCTTTGGGGGGCGCGAGAACCGGTTGTCTTCGTTACGGTTGGGGTTCCGAGGAATGCCGCTTCCGACCCTACGGGCAATGGTCAAGACGGAGAGGGGGCGCTCTATCACAACGGCGAGAACACCGGGCTCTTCTCTCGAGGGGACGTAGCTCATCGGTGCGAGGTGAGAACCTCGAACACCGGCGACGATTCAACTCTTTGGGTTGTGAGCTACCATGGCGCCGGTCATTGTGTCGGGCTCGGTCACGATCCGGCCGACTATTCGATCTCGGTCATGAGAGAGGTTCAACCCGACACGATCGCCGAAGACGGCCCGGCGAAACTTCCTCACCTCACCGATTCCGACCGGGCCGCCGTTCGAGCTCGCTACATGCGACAGTAAACCCGAGTTTCCATGGGCTCGGGGATCGTTTATTCTCAGAAACGGAAGGGGTCAATCATGTCGTCGAAAGCAAGATACAACCTTCGGCTTCGGATCTTCGAGCAACCGATCGCGAATCCGAAGACGCTCGAAGAATCCGAGCGGAATCGAACCCCGATCGAGCTTACGATCCCTCCGACGGATCGGGTGATTCGCGGACGTAACGTCGACGTGGTTCGTCGTCTCGCTCGTGATTACGCCGAGAAGACTTTGAAGCGTCGCGTTCGCTCGGTCTCAATGGGCCCCGAGGGGCTCTCGGTCGTGGTATATGGTGAAGGCGTCAACCTTCTTTCGGGTGCTCCGGTTTCAGCAAAGTCACTTACGAAGGGGCTTCCCCGATGAATAGCCGAAAGAAGAAGGCGACCCGTCCGATTCGAGAGCCGTTCCGAGTTTCCAATTTGAGCGACGAGATCGCTAAGGAAGAAGACAAAGAGGGGGCGTTCTTTGGCGACGCTGAGAGAGGATTTGATGAACTCACCGAACGCGGTCTCAATGATCGCTTTCCTCTGGTGAAGGCACACTTCCTAGGTTCCGATGGTTCAAACGTCAAGCCGATTGAAGAACGATCCTATGACGAGAGGATCTTTTCTCGAGAGGGTGCTCTCTCACCTCCATACTCGCCCGAGGTTCTTTGCAAGATTCATGAACATTCAAACGCCTTGCGGCAAAACATCGACGCCTATTGTGTGAATATTGATGGGAATGGACATCGGTTCGATCCGGTGATCGATCTCGAAGCCGACGAAGCCTTTGAGAAGGTTCGCGATGCAATGTTCATCGATCGGATCTCCATAAGCGATGACGAGGGGAAGGGCGAGACTCCTGATTTTCCGAGCGACGAGGAAGTTGAAGCCACGATCGATGAGATGGAAGATGAGATGAGACTCGAGAAGGCTCGTGTTGAGACCTTCTTTCGTTTTTGTTGTCTCGACGAGAGTTTCATCTCTCTTCGCAAGCGGACCCGGCAAGATCTAGAGATCATGGGGAATGGATTTTGGGAAGTGATTCGAGATGATTCGGGATCTCTTGTTCAATTTACCTATATTCCCGGTTTCACTTCCCGGCTTATGCCCCTTGATTCTTCGTTGGTTGAGACGACGACGAGGATCAAGCGAACTCCGATATCGTTTCAAAATCTCAGGGTAAACCGTCGCTTTCGTCGATTTGTTCAAGTGTTCGAGGGCGCGCGAGTTTTCTTCAAGGAATTCGGCGATCCTCGGATCATGAGTTCTCAAACCGGGGAGTATTACAAAGATGTCGATGCTCTCGAGAAGGAAGAGGGAAAGGGAATCTCGCAAGCAACCGAGGTGATTCATTTCTCGATACACTCTCCTCGATCGGCTTATGGTATTCCCCGGTGGATTGGAACCCTTCTTGCGGTTCTCGGCTCGAGACAAGCTGAAGAGGTCAACTTCCTCTATTTCGAGAACAAGTCGGTTCCGCCGCTCGCGATTCTCGTTTCCGGAGGAACTCTCTCGAAGGATTCGGCGAGCGGCTTGCAAGATTACATCAAGACACACCTCAAGGGTCGACAGAATTTTCATAAGATCCTGGTGATCGAGGGGGTTTCTTCGTCTGCCAGTCTTGACGGCCAAGCCGGTCGAATGAGAATCGAAATTGTTCCTCTTACAGGAGCTCAACAAAAGGACGCTCTCTTTCAGAGCTATGATGAGCGGAATATCGACAAGATCGGAATGAGTTTTCGGCTTCCTCGACTTCTTCGAGGGGATATCCGTGATTTCAACCGGGGGACGGCAGAAGCCGCTCTTGAATTCGCAGAAATGCAAGTGTTCGCGCCCGAGCGAGAAGATTTCGATTGGTTCATAAATCGAAAGATCATAGCCGAACTCGGGATCAGATATTGGGAGTTTCGTTCTAATTCTCCCAATGTGACCAATCCGATTGATCTCGCTGAGATGATTTCGCAACTTGTGCGAGAAGCGATCCTCACCCCCGAGGAAGCTCGCGAACTCGCGCAAGGTATTTTCAATCGCGACTTCAAGCGGATTGATGAGATCTGGACAAAGATCCCTCCGAAGCTCTTGATCTCCGGTATCCTGCCTGAGAACGTGGAAGGCTTCGACCTTCTCGAGCCGGATGAAAAGGAATCCGACGACGAGACAAGCGATAATGAGCTCGAAGATGTCGCCGAGAAGGTAACCATTGGGAAGCGGCTTCGAGTTCGTTCGCAACGTTTGAAACTCTCGAAGAGGTATCGCAAGGCGAATCGAGCCCGGGGGCTTCGGAAGCTCGCTCAAGATCTCGTCTCACTTCGGAACGTTCTAGACGAAGCCGAGCGAATCGAAGCGAAGAAGAGTTTCAACATCTCGAAAGCCGAGCTCAACGAATCGGGCGATATCGCCGATATGAACGTTCCTCGAGAGACGATCGAGGTTCCAGAAGCCGAGCTTGCTCGATTCTTCGAGGATCGGTCATGAGCTCGCTTCTTGAAGAGAACGGACTGTGCGAGTGTGCTCGTCTTACCGAAGACCTTCTCGAGAAAGCCTTTCGTGTGAACGTTCGGAAGGCTCTTGATCCTCTCGATCCCGACGACTTTCTTGTAATATCGGCTCGTCTCTCGAGAGCTCTTGCGAATGTCTCTCGGGCAGAGCAGGGAGCGGCTCTCAAGGCGGCTCTCAATGTACTTGATGTCGATTGGGAGAACATGACTCCTGCCGCACGTCGCGAGGTAATTCGTGCGGCCCGAGAGGTTGTCGCCGGTCTTCCTCAGAGGATCATTCCTCCGATCACGAGAGAGCTCGAGGTGAGGGGCTCTGCAATTGTGCGAGGGGCTCGTCGATCTGTAAAGGCTCGAACGGGGGCTTCGATCGGCGTGAATATGGCTCTTCAAGATCAACGGATCGTTGATCATCTCGCTTCGAGTCAAGGCTTCTTCGTCACCAACCAATATATCGAGCGGGCCGAATTCTTCTCGGCTCGAGCTCGAAACATCGTCGCCGAAGGTCTCTCTCAGGGGCTCGGTCAAGATGAGATCGCACGAATGCTTCGGGCTGAGATTGGCAATGCTCTCGGTCCGGCTCGTTCGGGTCGCTATTGGAATTTGATCGCGAACGTCTTCGTGAATCGAGCTCGAACCTACGGGCAACTCGCGAGCTATTCTGAGGCGGGGATCGAGAGGTATCGCTTCGAGGCCATACTCGATGAACGCACTACCGAACAATGTCGCATGTTGCACGGGCGAGAGTGGGAGGTTCGGCGTGGACTTCAACAGCATATCGACGTTGCCGGGTCACCCGATCCCCAAGCCGTGAAAGATATTATGCCGTGGTTCCGAACCGGGCGAGATGAAAACGGAGATCGGGTGATCTTCTCTCAAAACCAAGCCGGCGAGAGAACGATCATGGCAAGAATTCTTGAACCTGGGATTGGTGTGAGAGATCGAATCGGTAGGTACGAAACGACGCGAGCACTCAATGAGATATCAGCCGTTCAACCCCCTCTTCACGGATTATGTAGGTCCACGATAGTTGCATCTCTCTAAAGCGTTGGCAGTGTAATAATACGCGGGTTGGAAACCCGGGTTTACAACAAGGGGAAGCGAAGTCATGTCGCTATCAATCAACCTTGCAAGGTTCACGAAGGGCGAGCTTGTGAAACTCGCCACCGAAGAGTGGCACGGGAGAACCGTATTTGCGATCATTGAAGCGATCGATCAATCTTTCGAGAACGATCAAGTAATTCGACCGGTTCGCACGCAATCCGAGATTGAGCGACGGTTCGAGATCTGTATCAGGTGGTTCGTTGAGCTTCGGCGCGAACTTCATTGGTCGATCCCTCGAATCCTTGATGCTCTTCCGATGGCGCTCCGGTCGGCTCTCGACGGAATCCCGTTCAACCCCGACGAAGAGCGAGCGGCTTGGCACGGTGCGATCGGCCCCGAACTCGAAGTCGACGGTGAAGATTTGGTCGGTGAGGTTCCCAACGTGGTGGGGGCGATCGAGGCGGAAGACTATCTCGATTGACCCCGAACAACTTTCGTGTGATCTTGAGCTCTCGAGTTTTTTCTGAGAAAGTGGCTTAGGGGCTCGGTTCCCGACAGAGGAGAAGATGAAATGTCGATGAGTGACAATCTGGAAAGACTGACGAAGGCGGTCGAGAAACTCACGGACAACGGCGGCGGCTCTGTCGAGATGAGCCCCGAAGACTTCATTGCCTACGCGGCCGGGCAGATCGAGAAGATGTCCAGCGACACCCCCGAGGTGAAGACGAGGCGCGTTGCCGCTCTCAAGGCGAACGTCGAAGCGATCACGAAGAACTTCGAGGGGCCGACGGCGATCCCCCTAACCGGGCTTCTCTCGGTGATCCAATTCGCCGATCCCGATCAAGTGCAGACCACGATCAAGACGATCGAGCCGATGGGAGTCGGCGGCGGGCCCGACAATTTCTCGATCAACGGCGAGCAAGCTGCCGTCAACGGCGCGGGCGCGGCCCCGACCGGTCAACTCGTCCCCGCCCCCATGGCGGCCGGTTCGGGATTCGAGAGCCCGGCGATGGAAACCTTCGCGAAGGCTCTCGAGGGGCTCACGAAGGCTCTCATCGGGATCGCCGACGAGACCCCTTCTTCCGAGGGCGAGACGGGCTCTCAGACGGTCGGAACGTCTGAGGGTGACCCGAAGCCCGTCAAGAAGAACGACGGTTCTGAGAAGGCTTCTGTCGCGAAGGTCGCGTTGTGGCCGATCGACATGAACACTCCCTTCGGGCGTGGCGAGACCGACGACGACGATGATCCGGAATGGGGGCGCGATGGATCGGAGGTTCCCGACGACGCTGCGCCGGCTTCCGACGGGAATTGAGGCGAACCGTGCGCGCACGCCACCGAGCAACCGGTTGGGGCGATGGTGAAGAGGTTACCGTCGATCCCAAAGAAGATATCAATTTTGATCAAGATCTTCCTTCGACGATCTCGAAGCGGAGACGTTTTCCTTCAACTTCCGATCTCGAAAATCCTCTCGGGGAAGGTAAGTATCGAGGAACCGATCTCGACTTCGACGAAGATCTTCCCGATTGCCGGGCGGTTGTGCAGATTGCGAAAGCGGCTCGAGAAGAAGACGATCCCGAAAAGGTTCCTTTCCGCGTTCATCAGGGAGACAAAGTGGAAACCCGGGTTTCCACCCCCTCGCGCTTTCTACCTGTCGTGAAGGAAGCTTCTCGAGTCGATTTACCCGAGCTTGCGCCGGTCGTCCGTTACAATCGAGCTCTCGCAACGGCGACGATTCCAGTCGAGAAAAAAGCTATCCCCGAGCCGACTCACGATCCGATCCCTGTCCCGACGACGGGTGAGGCGGGGGTTCGTATTCGGCAATTCGAGACGACTGTCGACTCGAAGGAAGAGCTTCTTCCATCGGTCCTCTCATGGGAAGCGGTTCGCAAGGGTGACATGCCCGAGCCGGGAACATCGGGGCTCCCCGAGAGTCTCGAGCAAGATGTTCCGCCAAAGTTCCGATTCTGGAAGTGTGACGATCCTTTCGATGCGAGAGCCGTTCGCGATGCTCTTGTGGAAGAGGGGTTGTTTGCGACTGAGACGGTTCGGAAGGTGAACGGAGAGTTGCGGCGTGCCGTCGTTGAGACTGTTCGGAAGTTCTTCCTCTCGCCGTCCTATGACCCCTCAGAGCCCGTTGAAGTTCCGCCCAACGTGAGACCCGTCGAGAAGGTTGCGAGCCTTCTCGAGCCCCTTCAGGGTCAACGAGACATGGTTCTCTTTGACGAGCAGATCACCGACGTTCTCGGGATTGACACGATTCTCGAGAAGGCAGGGGGTCTCGTTGCCGATTGGGTTGTCGCCGCTCGTGATTCTGAGCTCGTTCGGAAGGCGATCGGCGGGCCGGCGTTCAAGCTCAAGAGTCGAGCCGATCTCGTGTTCGCCACGAACGCAACGATCGTGCGAGACGATCTCATCGAATGGGTTCAACTCGAACGCGCCGATGAGGTTCTCAAGTTCGCCCTTTCGGAAGGTCGAACGATCCCGATTCTCAAATCCAAGGAAGAGAGGATCGTTTATGGGATCGTTCTTGAGCCCGATGAAGTAGACTCGCAAAAAGACACGGTCTCGAAAGAGGAGATCGAACAAGCCTGTCACAAGTTCATGGAAGACTTCGGCGGTCTCGGCCGTCAACATCAAGAGCTCGTGAACGGGAAGCTCGTTCTTCTCGAGAACTTCATCGCCCCCGTTGACTTCGAGGTTGACGGGCAACCGGTGAAGGCGGGATCGTGGCTCATGAAAGAAAGAGTCGTCGATGATCAACTTTGGGAATCGGTGAAAAAGGGAAAATACACCGGATTCTCAATCGGCGGTTCTGCCGTTCGGAAACCCGTCAAATAAACCTTTCCTCTTGCGTCCCTATTGATTCTTTGGCTAGAGTCGAAGAGTCGATTCTTGAGGCGAACACATGGCGAAACAACAGAACCCGATCACCCGTCTCGAAGATCTCGAGGTGAAGGAAGTTTCGATCGTCGATCGGCCGGCGAATCAACGTCGGTTTTTGACGGTGAAAAGCGAGGAAGGTATGGCGACAAAAGGCGCGGAGATCGTCACCGACGATCAAGGGAACCTCATCACGAAGGACGGGGCGAACACCCCCGCCCCTGCACTCACGGTCCCTGTGACCGGACCGACGGCGACCCTTCCCGTCGAGAAGGCCGAACCCCCGGGGATCGAGGAGATCTTCAAGGCGGCCGGTCATAATCTCGCCGTTCTCGAGAAGAGACTCTCGATCGCCCCCGAGCTCAGAACCGAAGTGTTCCGGTCTCTCGGCGACGCCATGGGTCGGTTGAATGCCGTCATGGCTTCGGCCGACATGGCTCAGACCGATCGCGGCGACGAGCCTTCGACCCTCACCCCCGTTCTCGCGACCGAGCTTCTCGAAGTCTCGAAGGTGATCGGGAAGACGGCGAAGATGCTCTCGGGAGCGGTGAAGAAAAGCGACGGCGGGAACGATCCCGAGCTCTTCGCAGCGGCCGTCGAGAAGCTCACAACTGAGCTCGATCGGATCGAGAAGGCGGGCGCGAAGATGAGCAAGGGTCGACTCGAACAATTCGAGAAGGCTCTCATTCTTCTCGGCAAGCTCTTGGACGAGCTCAAGGGCGCAGAACCCGGCACCATCTCCGCTCCGAAGGGGGCGGCGCCCGCTCCTATTCAGAAGGACGATGGTGAGGTTTTCGAGGGGTTTTTCGAGAAGCTCACGAAGAAGATCGAAGGATTGACTGAGCAAATCGCGAAGAGCGACGGTCGAATCGCTTCCCTCGAGAAGCGTCGGGGGAACTCGAACACGATCCCGGTCGAGAAGTCTCATCGGGCCCCGGCCGCTGAAGATGTTCATTGGCCGATGGACATGAACGACGAAAAAACTCGCGAAACTGTTGACAAGGCAACAAACTTTTTCGACAACTAGAAAAGAAGCCGGTCGCCCACGAGGAATGGAGAAGAAAATGTCGGACATCATCACAGACAACAGAACCCTTCTCGAGAAGGCCGATCTCGCCCTGTCGGATCTCCTGTCGGGCGGCGAGCTCGTCGCGGCGCAGGCGAAGAAGTTCGTTCGCCTGCTGATCAAGGAATCGGTGATTCTCGGGATCGCGTCGGTGCGACCGATGAAATCGAAGAAGCAGAAGATCGAGAAGGTCCGTTTCGGCTCTCGAATTCTTCGCGCCGGTTCCTCGAAAGTACCGTTGCCGCTCGGGGATCGATCCAAGCCGACCACGAGTGAGGTTGAGCTTTCGGCGAAGCTCTTCAAGGCCGAAGTTCATCTGGACAACGAGGTGCTCGAGGACAACATCGAACAAGGCTCGCTCCGTCAGACCGTCATGGAATTGATGGGCGAAGCGATCGCTCGGGATATGGACGAGGTGATCGTCCAGGGCGACACCACGAGCACGGATGCGTTTCTTTCCCAATTCGACGGGATGCTCGCCGGGGCAACCTCGAACGTCGTCGCGGGGGGTTCGGCTTCCTTGAGCTCGACGCAACTCAAGGGAGCGATCAAGGCGATGCCTCAAGAGTTCATTCGGAACAAGAAGAAGCTCCGATTCCTCACGAGTGTCGACGCCGAGACCGATTTCCGCGACACCCTCGCCGCTCGGGCGACCGTGGTCGGCGATCGCTACCTTCTCGAAGACGTGCCCGTCATGTATTCGGGAATCCCGATTTCCGACGTTCCTCTCTTCCCTGAGAATCTCGGGATCGCGGGCGACGAGACGGCGGCGATCCTCACCGATCCGAAGAACCTCGCAGTCGGTGTGTGGCGTCGGATCACCTTCGAGACGGACAAGGATATTTCTGCGGGTGTGCTCAAGATCGTCGCGTCGCTCCGCTTTGATTTCAAGTACGTCGAAGAGACGGCGGCCGTGAAGATCGAGGCGATTTCGGTCAGCTAACCTTCAACGAACCTCGAAATGAAATCTTGGGTTGAAAGGGTTTGAAAAATGGCACTCGGAACCGTGGTTCCTAACACCTCGAAAAGCACCTTGGGCGGCGAGCCGGTCTATCATGACTATCTCGTGATCCCTGGCGACGCGACCTATACGGCCGGCGGAACGACCGGATTCGATGCGGTCGTTGCGGCGGCTCTCGGAGATGATCGCGAGGTAATCGCCGTGATCGGTCAAGACTGTGAGGGATACGTTCTCGGCTATCTGCCGGCGAACGGTGGAACTCTCAGCATGTATGAGGCAGGCGCAGACGGTGCGGCTCTCGATGAGGTCGCGGACGGTGACTATCACGCGACCAATCTGAACATGCTCGTGATCTCGAAGTAACAACTTCGCCTTCCTTGACTCTGTTCTGCTTTTCGTCAATCATGATCAAGTTGAATGACTCGAGAGAGTCGGCGATTCTCGTATAACTAGACGAGAAGAAAGGTTCGGACGATGAAACTTGTTCGGCTGTATCCGAGGAACCCCGATCGCGGTTGGTTCATTCAAACCTATGTTGATCCGCAACTCGGTTTGAAGTTCGTCTCCGAACGGGGGTGGTATCAGGTTTCAGATGAAATTGCCGAAGCTCTCAAAGAAGTTCGGCAGAAGCGATACGATCTGAGAAGCGGCCCGGCTTTCGCGATCGCGAAGGACAAGGAAGAAGCCCGACTGATCGAGCGCACTGAAATCAACCCGCCCGAGAAGGAAGAGGAAGTGGTCGGAACCGCCGAAGCTCCGATTCCGATCGTTGCGAAGACGTCCGATAAGCGGCCCGGGGCTCGAAAGACTCCGCAACCTCGCAAGCGTTCCATGACGGCCGGTTGAGCTCTCGACTCGCCCCGAAACTTCTCTCTGTCTTGACCATCGTTACTTTCTAGCTTTAGATTCGTGAGTGACGAGTGACGCCGGTTTTTGTTGACCGGACGGGAGAAAAAGCAATGACAACCATGTCGACGATCAAGAGCGATCATTTCCGGGGTCACCGGAACATCAACGAGGGTCAACGAGAAGGTAGCGATGCGATCCTGTCCGAGCTTCTCGCGCAAGCGAAGGCCGATCTTCTCGTTCTCGAGGCTTTCAAGGCAGGGTTGCAAGATCCGAAGGATTCGGTACGGCTAGCCACGGCAGCGGCATTGCCTGCTTGCGCGGCGGCTGGTTCGGGGGCGACGAAGACTCTCACCGCTGACGTCGTGGGGGCTCTCACTGTCGATGGTGTGGCCGTCGCTCTTGGGGATCGGATTCTCGTCAAGGATCAGGTCGTGGGTGCCGACAATGGCATTTACACCGTGACGACTCTCGGGACGGGCGCGGTGAAGTGGGTTCTGACTCGAGCAACCGACGCGAACATTTCGGCCGAGATCACGTCGGGTATGAACCTGCATGTCAGTGAAGGTTCGACCTTGCTCGATACTCATTTCGCATTGACGACCGACGACCCGATCGTGTTGGATACCACTGCGCTTACCTTCTCGATCATGTTTCCGGTGGCGCATGCGGCGACCCACATTCGAGGCGGCTCTGATGAAGTCGACGGCGACTTGCTCGATGTTGACTGGAATCCTGCCACATACACGCCGACCGTTGCGGCGCCGGCTACGAATGCCGATCATTTGGCGGCGCACTTGAACGGGATCGATCTTCTGATCGGTGATCACGATGCCCGTCACATTCTCGGCGGCGGTGATCCGATCGATGGTGATCGGATCGACGTCGACATGACTCCGACTCATTACACTCCCGACGCTGGCGTTCCCGAGGCGGGCAACGTTGACCACCTCGCCGCTCATCTCGGCGGGATCGACAACGAGCTCGGAACTCTTCACGCGAAGACGGGGGCCCCGACCATTCGAGGATTCCGGGCGACGGGTGGAACCCTTTCGGCGAACGGCTCTGAAGATGCGACTGTGCTCGGGGCGAATCTGATCCAAGGTCAGACCTTCGCTCAAGTCACTCTCGGCGCGTCGCTCGACATCATCGCCGAAGAGCCGGGCGCCCCGGGGAACTCTCTCTCGGTCGAGGTGATCGACTCGGCGGGAGTCGGAGGTCTTGCGGTGAGCTATGCGGCCAGCAAGCTCACGATCGATCTCGACGGCGACACCCCGACCGAGGATCAGATCGCCGTCGCGATCAACACGACGGGCGCTTGGGATGGGATCTTCCGCGCCGATTCGGGTGGCGGCGCCGCATTCGGAACGGTAGCGGAAACCCCTCTCACGGGCGGCGGAACCGGTCTCGGATGCAAGTTCTACGTCGGCGGCGGTCTCTGCACTCCGGCCGGCGAGGCGGGCGGCGGCGCGACGTCGACCGCTTCTCTCTCCGAGACGACTTGTGTGATCGATGTTCCCGATCTCACCGGGTTGACTCCCGCTCTCGCGGCGACGACTGACGACGCGGCGATTTGGGTCGAGTCGAACGGCAAGACGTCGAATTCGCTCTCGAAGACGCTCGCCTAATCTCATCTCTTCCTCGGTTCTGTAAACCCGGGTTTCCAATCTAGTTCGCGTCAAGTGGTAAGTTTGCTTCGACGTTGATAGACTCAAGACGACGACGGAGGAAGATTCCGATGAGAGTTCTTGCGATCGGTTCCACAATCAAAAAAACCCTCTTCGGTGTGTTTCGAGCGATTCGCACAGACGACGATGGAAACCTTGCGGTAGTTGGCGATGTTGCGGTGACGTCGGTTCCCGAGACTGATGTCGATATCGTTAGAATTGCCGGAGTTTCGACTCGAAGATTCGTTCCTGTCGATGGAGGCGGTCAGGCGATAAATATCGGAGCGGCGGCGACACGATCGGCTGTGCTCACTGTCGGCGAGAACTATCACATTGTGGGGGAGGAAAACTGTTACATCGTCGCCGGTAATAGCACCGTTGATGCGACGACGGCAGATTATTTTCTTCCCGCCGGGCTCGTCGTCGAGTATGTGCCAACGGCGGCGGGCGATCAGTACATCTCATGTATCCGCGACGCCACTGATAGCGTTGCCGGGCTACACATCTCCCGGGCGAGCTAGCCATGCGCGGACGTATCTTCCGACCGCTCCCGGGTCCGCTACATCTTCAGGGGGCCGCTACATCTTCAGGCGGTCTAAGACGGGGTCCGAATCTCGTCACGGATGGGGACATGGAAGCTGTCGGAACGACTATTTTTACTGCCGTCTCTGCGAATCTGTCAAAACAATCGGGCGCCGCCGTGTCGGGCGCGCAGATCCTAAGAGTTACGAAAACTGGCGCCGGGTCAGGGTATGGGTATCGGGTCTGCACGACGATAGGTGCGTCGTATCGAGTGACCGGGTGGGCGCGCGGGAACGGGACGGCGAGGCCGATACTCAGCGACGGGGCGACGACGCTTTGGACCGGCACAACCAGTGTCGCGTGGCAAGCGTTTGACGTGACATTTGTAGCGACTGCCACGGCGTTTCGCATGTATGCCAGCATGGGAGCCGCAGGAAACTACTCGGAATGGGATGATGTGTACATCTCGCTAAGTTGACTGCCGGATTGGACGCCGACGGTCGCCGGCACGGAGAGGGTCTGGATACTAGCCGGGCAGTCGAATGCTCGAGGGTCCAATCATGTGCCGTCGGAGCTTGTTGTCCCCTACGAACTCCCGATTGCAGCGGTTCCAACGTGGCAGTATGACGTCGGGTCAGCTTATGAGTCTGTCGGAGCCGAGGCGCTTCGTGCGCCATACGGGCTCGTGAGTGTCGAGCCCTATGCGATGGTCGATGCGCGAGCAGCCGGGAAGTCGGTCGCGTTGGCCAAGATCGTCGGGAGTGGCACAAGCCTCGCCGTCGACTGGGCCGCCGGCTCGACGCTGCGGACGAAACTCACAACGCTGGCGGCGCTGTTGCGGACGATCTGCGGGCCGAACCCGTACGGTGGGCTTATCTGGATTCAGGGCGAGGAAGACGCCGAGTCTGCGGTCTACGCGGCAGCCTACGAGGTCAACTTGAACGCATTCATCGCGGCAGTTAGAGTATCACTTTCGTCGGCTATGTTGCCCGTTCTTGTCGTTCGACTGCGAGCCGCAAGCCCGATTGCACATGCGGCGACGGTGCGAGCCGCTCAGGACGCGGTGATCGCCGCTGACGCGAATGTCTATTTGATTGATTCTGACGCGGCCGGTGTGCAGGCAGACGGTATTCACTATTCCGACGTAGGCTATCAGTCACTCGGTCAGGCGATCGGCGCAGTGATCGCGACCCTATGAGGTGACACCGTGACCGAGGCACAGATCTCGCTCCCCGCCCGAAAAGAAGATAAATAAGAAAGGGTCAGTTACATGAGTATTTCTCACAACACGGTTTCGATCACAGGTGGCGCGAATTGGCATCATGCAACGATCAGTAACGCAAACAAGCTAGTTGTCGAAGTCGTCGATTCGGATTCCGATGTTCAAGTGGACGTGAGCATTGATCGGGGATCGACGGTTGCGGATATCCTCGGGCCCCTTGCCGATCGGGCGGTTCGGAAAGAGTATCTCGATCTCAACGCATATCGAATCTCTTTCCGCTGTGCCGCGAACGCGACGGTCGAAGTCACGATCGAGCGATGATCGGCGTCCTTCTCGAAGAGCTCGAAGCTTCCCGAGCTCGCACCGTTGCCAAGCTCGAAGCTCTCGAGAAGGATCGAGAACGTCTTCTAGGTCGTCTCGAGGGGCTTGACTTGGCGATCGGAGTGGCGCGCCCCCGACTCGTTGAAGAGATGGAAAATAAGCGGCGAGCTCTCGAGGAAGCGCAAGCTCCGATTGTTCTTGAGGGGGTCGACTTCGGAGCCTTAGAGGAGGAATGTGTCGCACGTTTCGGGCTCTCAGGGGCCCCTCAGACGGCCGGAAGCTTCCGACGGCTCGACATACGCCCGACGGCTCAGGCGAGCTCTCAGGGGCCGTCTCGCGCAAGCCAGGGCCCATTCTGCCGAAGGGCTCGGGTTCCCGGCCTCGACGCAAGCGAGCTCCTCACTAGCACCTTCCTTTCTACCGAGTTACACTTGGGTTCATGGGATATTGTTCAGTTTCAGATTTGCGGGATGAGGGAGTTCCGAGCACGGGGTTCGGGGCGAGAAGCGATGCTTATCTCGCAAAGGTGATTGCGCGAGTAACGGCGATGATCGATCGCTACACCGGGCGCTTCTTCGAGCCGAGGGATCTCACAATCACGATCGACGGAACTGGCTCGAAGACGCTTCTTCTCGGTCACCCGATCATCGCGATTGGCTCAATCAAGATCGGTGACGATTTTTCGACAACGGAAGAGGTCGATCTCGACGATGTTCGGATTTACAACCGCCATCTGACCGAGAACTTGACTGAGCCCGATGATCGAGAGACCCCGAAGATCGAAATTTATGAATATGATGCCAGAGAAGAACAAATCCCGATGCTTGGAGAAGATTCGGCTTTTTCAATCTTCGGCATGGGCCGTTGGCCCGAAGGTGATCAGAACGTTCAAATTGTCGGCACGTTTGGGTATACCGATTATGATCCCGACGAAGAAGTTGAAGAGGGCGAAGCTCCACAAGGCATGACTCCTCTTCTCATTCAACGGGCGGCCGTTCTCATGTGTCTTCGTGATCTCCGACCGGCCTATTCCGAGGGGTCAATGAGGGAAGACGACATGAACCGTTCGAGAGTCACTTCTTTTCGGACCCGAGATCAGTCAATCACTCTCGAGAAGCCTTCGATGGTGTTCGGAGCCGGATCGTTTACCGGCGATCCTGAGATCGATCGAATCCTTCTTGAATATGTGCGACCGCCGCACTATGGGGCAGTCTGATGCGCGGGCGGCTCATATTCCCGTATCTCGTCGGGCTTCGACGACTTAGTACGACTTCGACGGCAGCCGATCCCGACGGGGCGGGTGAACTCACTTCGGGCTATGACGAGACCTTTCGCGAGTCACACAAGATTCTTTCGGACCCCGACGATCAGATCGGAGTGTCGGCTCGAATCGAACTCGCAGAGCTTCAGGTTCTCGCGCAAATAGAACCTGAACAGTATGAGAGACTCGAGACGATGATCTCGGGAGACTCGCCGAATTCGAGGTTCTCAATCGTTCTTCACGCGAGAGAGCTCGAACAAGCGGGATTGCTCGAATCGAGCGGCAGACCGAAGATTCACAAGGGCGATCGCCTTGCGGCGATTTACAACCACCGAAGCGGGGCTCTCATCGAAACGATCCCGAATCCCCCGGGGCTCTTCGTGATTCAAGTTCAATCTGGGGGGTGGGGGCTCGGGCCCGAGCGGAACCTCTTTCTCGTTGTCTTCGAGGAACGAGAAACGTCTACTCGAGAAGTGTGAATCGTGGCGGGCGTCGCGATAGGGCTTTCGGGGGATTGGCGAAAGGCGGCGAGGATTCTTCGAGTTGCGCCGGTCCGAATCCGTGTCGCTCTTGATCGTGCGGTCTTACAGGAAGCGCAATTCTTCCGAACCAAGGTTGTCGAGGGATTCCGCGAACAAGCTCCGGGCGGGCAACCATTCAAGCCTCTTGCTGAAACGACTCTAGCTCTTCGACGCTTCAAGGGTTTCGGCGGAACGAAGGCTCTTATGGTTCGAGGTGATCTTCGCAATTCGATCAAGGTTGTGAAGAAGGCAACGGCTTTCGGCGCCGAAGCTTTTATCGGGGTTCATCGTACCGCGAAAAATAAAGATGGGAAGTCGCTAGTCAATATTGCAGCGGTTCATGAATTTGGATCTCGGCCGATTGTTCTCGAGGTGACTCCTGCAATGCGTAAGTTTCTTGCGGTCGTTTTCAATCGAGAGCTCGGGGGTTTCGGCAGTGGAACGGGCGGAACGGGCGGAACAGGGATCATTATCATACAAATTCCGGCCCGACCTTTCCTTCAACCTGTGATCGACAAGTATTTCAATTCTCTCGATTCTCGGCTCCGGTTTCAAGCTCGGGTTGCGGCGAATCTTGGGGGAATGATGGGAGTCATGGGAGCGATTCCCGGGATTCCTGGGTTGAATAGTTCTCGAGGGCGGTCTCTCTTCTCATCGGTCGCGCAAGCGATCGCAAGAACTCGGGGCGGGCCCGTGCGCGATCCATGATCGTTTCAAAAACCGGGTGATCTGTAAACCCGGGTTTCCACGCGCTATAGTGGGATCATGTCGATTCCCGTTGTGAACCACGTTATCCCGGTCGGCTCGAGTGTCGGAGATCCGGCCGAAGGCCCGACGGCTGGACGGTCTCTTGTTGATGTCTGGGGGCGAAACTTTCGCGAACCCCCCGACCCTCCGAGTTCGGGCCCAACCGGTTCGACTGTCTCGGGGCTCGTTGTCGCGAGCGAGCCTCAATCCGTCTCGGTCAAGTTCGGCGGCTCGGAAGCCGAGCGAGTGATCTTTCTCTCGCCAATTCATCTTCAAGTGATTACTCCGATCACCCCTCTCGCCGGAACGAAGGCGGGAAATTGGGGTGCGGGATCGGTTGACGTGATTGTCACGAATCTTGATGACAACGGCGACCCGATTCCCGGTGAGACGGTCACGGTCGAAGACGGCTACACTTATCGGCACGTCAAGCTTGACGCGACCACCCCGAGCGACCTTCTTCGCCTTGTCGAGACCTTGATTCAAGAGGTGAAGAAGCAAGTGATCTCCGAGGTGATTCTCACTCAAAGCACCGACTATGATTCGGCGACCGGCGACGGGTTGAACATCGTCGACATTGCGAAGACCCCCGCAATCGTGATCATCGGACCCGATCTTCCCGAGAATCGTTTTTATTCGAGGAATGATCAACCCGAGGAAACCATCGGGGACGATGTGTCGATCTATCGCAAACCCCGGACCGTCGATCTTCTCTTCGATGTGATCGGGATTACGAGCGATTCGATCAAAGAGCTTTTGAACCTCGAAGCTCTCATGAACGAGTTCATGGATCGAAATCTTTTCATTTCGATGATTCGAGATCCCGATGATCTCTCAAAGGGGTTTGTTTTCTACGAATTCGACATTCAACCGAACGGTGATTTCAGAACCTCGAAGCGCCCCTCGAATTCTAACATTCGCGTCTTCACCGGCGCGATTCTGATTCGTGGTTTCGATATCGAGGGATTCGCCGGGTTCTCGCACGACTCTACGATTGGGAAGTCTTCGACTGTGACAGAAGACCCCGATCTTGACGCCAACGTAAAGAATAGGTAATTCTCAAATTGCCGAGCTCGATCGGGATCGAAAGACGGCTCGGGAATCAGGAGATTGAAACATGGCAAACGTGATCCTCGAAAATCGAACCAAGCGACCCTCGAGAATGCTCGTTCTGAATCTCGACGTTGCGATCGCGTCGGTTCGTGTCGAGAACCGAAGCATTGTCGAAACTCCCGACGGCAAGCAACGGGTGAAGATCTCCACGAAGTCGGTTCCCGACTCGATCCGAATTCCGGCCGGTGGCGAGAGCGTTCCCCTTCCCGAGAAGATCCTTCGGTGTTCCGAGGTGAAGCGAGCTCTCGACGCTCGAGAGATTCGGGTGAAAGAAGAGAAGCCGGCTGAGAAGGCGGCCCCGAATCCGGCTCTCGTGAAGGCGAGAGATGAGAAGAGGGCGGCGAAGAGTGTGAAGAAGGCACCGAAGATGAAGATAGAGAAGGCTGCCGAGTAGCAGGGAACCGAACCTAAAATCGGGAAGGTGAGATATCATGGCAACTCTACTTTCGAGCAAGGTCGCGATTGAGGAAGAGGAACCGAAGGTTCGGCCGATCACGGCGGTTCAGACGTCGATCGTGTGTGTGGTAGGAGTCACCGAAAGGGGCCCCCTTTCGACTCCGACCCTCGTTACTTCGTTTGACGAATACGAGGATTATTTCGGCGGCTTCACCACGAATTCGCACGTCGCCCATGCGGCGGCGGGCTTCTTCGAGAACGGGGGACAATTCCTCTATGTGATCCGCGTTGTTCACTACACCGACATCACGAGCTCTTCGACGTACACATCAGTCAAGGCGACGCGGAATCTGCAAACGTCGGCGACCGGCCCGACGGCCGGATCTGTCACAGGAACCGAGACCGAGACCTTCTCTCTCGTCAACGGCGATACGATCGTGATCGACGTCGACGGGGTTGGGGATGATACTGCGACATTCAACGCGGCGGCGGCCGTCGCCACAAGCTCGAACCCAGAGAACTACGCTCTCGTGAACGGTCAGACCCTCACCTTCGAGGCGAACGGCGTTGCTCAATCCGTCGTGTTTCTCACGGCGGAATTTGTGGCGATCGGCGCGGCGACGGCTCTCGAAGTTGCGGCTGTGATCAATGCAAAGGCGACCGGGATTCAAGCGAACGGGGCGACCGGCTCGATCGTTCTCACGACAGATCTGATCGGTTCGAGCGCGACGATCGACACCTTCGGAGGAACGGCGGCGGCGGCTCTCGGCTTCGCTTCCCCGGCTCAAGATGCGGTCGGCTCGGGCGACGCTCTCGACGCTTCGGCGGTCACGGTTGCCGAGCTCAAGACCTTGATCGAGGGAGATATCGCCGGGCTCACTATCTCGAGCGTTGCGGGCGCGGTGAAGATCGCCTCGAACACGACCGGGGTTCTCTCGACGATCGTCGTCAACGCGACTTCGACCCTCGACACGAAGCTCGGGATCGACAACGCGACGCACACTGGAACCACTGGAGCGGCCGTCGACACCTTGCAGATCGACGGCAAGACGACGGGCGCCTATGGGAACGCGATCTCAATCGTGATCGCGGCTGCGACCGACGGTGAAAGCGATCACTTCAATCTCACCGTTCTCGTGAGCGGCGCGATCGCCGAAGAGTTTCCCAATCTGTCGATGATCGACGCTGCCGATCGTTACGTCGAAGAAGTGATCAACGCGACCGACGGAACCGGCTCGAACCTCATCGCGGCGACCGATCTCGACGCGGCAACCACGCAACGGCCGGCGAACGGAACGAGCTCGACACTCTCAGGTGGTTCCGACGGTTTGGTCGGTTTGGTCGACGCCGACTTTGGAACCTCGGCTTCGGCCGTGATCGGGCTCCAAAGCCTCAACACGGTTCAAGATGTGAACATGCTGATCATGCCTGGTCAAGCGACTTCGGCCGTTCAGAACGGGATGATCACCTATTGCGAGTCGACTCGTAAGGGGTCGATGTTCGCGATCCTCGACGCCCCTCAGAGCTCGACTTACACCTCGGTCGTGACCTACTTCGAGACGACGGCAGCCCTTCTCGGGCTCTCGGAATTCGGGGCGGCTTACTGGCCTTGGGTCAAGGTTCAGAACCCTTCGACCGCGATCTTCGGTACGGATGAGACGATCACGGTTTCGCCGGTCGGTCATATTGCGGGGGTCTTCGCCCGAACCGATGCGAGCACAGAAGGTGGGGTGTACAAGCCCCCGGCCGGGATCGAAGATGGGATTCTCAAGGGGGTTCTCGGTTTCGAGACAGATGAGGTCTTCGATGAATCGAAGCGAGACTTCGTCTTCCCGAAGCGGATCAACATTCTCACGAGCTTTCCCGGGGCGCCCCGTCATATCGACGGCTCGAGAACGCTCAAGGCGAACGGGAACTTCCCCTTCGTCGCGCAACGGCGCGGGGCGATCTTCATCGAACAGTCGATCAAGAACGGGATCGAATTCGCCCGGAACAAGAACAACACGCCGGCCCTTCGTCGCTCGGTCGAGAGAACGGTTCGCGCCTTCCTCTTGTCTCAAATGAGAGCGGGCGCCTTCGCGAGTGAAGACCCCGATACCGCATTCTTCGTCGACTTCTCCGACAAGCTCAACACGGCGGCGGTCGTCAACGCAGGGAAGCTCATCGGGCGAGTCGGTCTCGCCTTCAACACGCCGGCCGAATTCGTAATCGTCCGGTTCTCCAAAGACACCCGAGCTCTCGTCGAAGCTGCTTCGGCATAGTAAGGTGAAGGGGAAGAGAGGTTAGACAATGGCCGTCAAGGGAACACCCCGTTCATTTCATAAGAAATTCGCCTTCGTCGTCGAGATCGAGGGCGTCGCCGTGGCCGCCTTCACCAAATGTTCCGAGCTTTCGGCCGAAGTGGCGGTTGTTACTCAGAACGAAGGCGGTCGGCTCATTCCGTACAAGTCTCCGGGTCGAGTTACCGTTTCCGATGTGACCCTCGAACGGGGCGTCGCGAACGGCGATTCGGATCTATACGATTGGTTTCTTGAAGTCGTGACGATGAGCGCGAACAGCGGTCTCGTCGATGATGAGTACAAGAGATCGGTCGAGGTTATTCAACTCGATCGGAATGGGAACGTTCTTCGCCGATGGGTTCTTGACGGCGCGTGGCCCACAAAGATGGTCGTTGGCGAGTGGGATAACGACGCCGATGAGAACGTCGTCGAGTCGGTGACTCTCGCAATCGACACCTTCGACAAGCTCGCCGGATAACCCGCCGAGCTCACCTTTTGACGTGAGATCGAGAGATCTCAAGGGGCGTCAACTATGCACATCAAGTGTCCATCTGGTTTTGCTGGAGAGGTGCGAAAACTCAAAGGCAAAGAAGCGAACAACTTGGCCGATCGTCGGCTCGCCCGCACTGGCGAAACCTATGATCGAATTCTTCGGGGTTGCTGGCTCAACACCGAAGATCCGGGCCCCTATTCGGGAATCGTTCAATCCGGTGAGAGTTCGGTTCCTTGGGGCTCAATCCTCGTGTGTGATCGCTTCTACATTCTCGCGGCGATTCGGGTCGCTACCTACGGACCCGAATACATTTTCCCAACGAAATGCGGCGAAGACGGACGTGGGGGTTGCGGTCATAAGTTCGAGTGGACGGTGAACATCGAAACCGATCTTGACGTCTTCGATCTGCCCGATGCGAGCCGGGCGAAGATTGCGGCTCGCGACAATCGCTTCTCTGTGACGCTACAAGGGGTCTCCTACGTCTTCAAGCTTCTCACGGGCGACGATGAGCGTCGGAGCGGTCAACGGCTTCAGAAGGCCCGCGAGGCCCTTGTAACCACCGCTCTTGCTTCCCGTATCCTCGAAGTCGGGGGTCTCGAAGGCGGTCGGTCGGCGATTCCTTCCTATCTCGAAGAGCTCGATCTCGATGTTCAATTAGAACTTCTCGAAAAGTTCGAGGAAGTCGACGGTGGGATTGATACCGATTTCGAGGTTGAGTGTCCACGGTGTGAAAACGTCTATCGGGCCGCTGTCCCTTTCGAGGGATCGGAATTCTGGACACCGCTTACGCAGAAGCGGCGCTTGGGGAAGAGCTCGAGAAAGACTCGGAAGATGGGGGATTCTTAGTCGCGGGGATGTTTCCCCCATACGAAGCAAATTGGTTCAATAAAGCAACGGCCGAGCTCTGCTATCATCAACACGGCGGCTCGGGGTTCTCTTTCACCCCTGCCGATGTTGCGCGATTCGACCTTGACGAGATAGACTTCTATCTAGATTGGTTGGACGCGCGACGATCGGACGAAGCCGATCGAATCAAACGAGCCAACCGATAAACCGGTTCCCTGGTTTGGAAACCCGGGTTTACAGGTGACACCATGGCTCTAAATAATATGGGGCTTGGGTTCGTTTTCACGGCACAAAATCTCGCGTCGGGGACAATCAATCGGTTGCGAGGTCAACTTGGGGGGTTGGCCGGTCAAAGCCGAATGGCCGGGGTTGCGATGAAGGCGGGATTCGCAATTGCTGCGGGGGGCGTGGCGAACCTTCTCGTCGGGCTCGGAATACTCGGAGGGGCTTTTGCCCTTGCAGGAGCGGCCGGAAATTTTGAGCAACAAATGAGTCTTGTCGGTCAACTTGCCGATGCTTCTGGCGAACGATTGGAACGCCTCAGAAGCGCGGCGATAGAAGCGGGACTAGCGACGAGATTTAGTCCCGATGAAGCTGTAGAGGGTCTAAGGAACCTCATCACGGCTGGTTTACACGCCGAATTGGCGGCAGAAGCTCTCACTCCAGCTTTGCAAGTTGCGACGTTTGGAATGATCGAAGTTGCCGATGCCGGTGCGGCAATTGTTGGTTCGATGAACGCTTTCCGTCGTCAAGGTTTGGGGGCGCAACAAATTGCCGATCGTCTCGCAACGGCAATGGCAAGAACGAATTTTCAAGCGACTGATTTTGCCGTCGGTCTTTCGATGGTTTCGGGTACGGCCGGACTTTTCAATCAGACTCTCGATACGACTCTCGTAGGAATGGGCCTTCTGCGAAATATGAATCTGGGCGCGTCGACATCAGCAACCGCTCTCCGAGAAGCGATTCGTCGACTCGGTTCGGATCAACGGGCCCAAGCCGAAGCTTCCCGATTGATCGGGATTGAAGGTATCTTTTCTGAGAACGGTCAAGGTGAAATGAGAAATATCATTGATATCATGGCCGATCTTGATACCGCGATGCAAGATCTTACGGTTGTTCAGAGGCAGCAACATCTCGCTACAATTCTTGGAGCGAGAGGTTTGAATTTTTTCGCCGCCGTTTCGGGTGCTGAGTTCCGTCAAACGCTAGCCGACGGAACTACTCAAATTCTTCGTGGCGTCGATGCGGCCCGAGAGCTCGAGCGGCAAATGGCGAGTTCGGCAGGAATGGCAGATCGCCTCCAACGAGCAGTGAGTGAAGGTAACTATGCCGGCGTGGTTACTGTTTTGCAGGGGGTTGGACAAACTCTGCTCATCGAATTCGGGCGTCCTATTGGCGAAGTTCTTGTTCCGATTCTTGTAGTTTTTCGAGACGTTCTTACTGCAATCACTCGGTTCACGAGTCAGCTTCCTAATCCGTTGAAACGGGCGGGGGCGGCGATCATGCTTCTCTCGGGTCTTCTTTTCACCGGGTCCGGAATTGCCGGGCTATTCGTCGCTGCTCTAATTCTGATCATTCCGGTTCTCGATACGATCTTGATCGCGATTGGGGTTCTTGCGGCGGCGATGCTTCCATTCATTGCCGCTGTAGGAGCGACCGGAGCGGCGATTGTCGGTTTCGTTCAACTTGTTCGTTTGAACGTCGGAGGAATTGCCGACTTTTTTACTCGTATTTGGTCGAAGGTTCGTCTCATCTTCAATGGGATCACGCAACTATTTTCTCGAGGTGGATTCTCGGGAGCGGTTCGCGAAGAGATGAATGGGGCTGAGAACGGGGGAATTCGACAATTTGCGATTTCGATCTTCCGAATCGGATCTCGAATCATGCAATTCTTCCGAGCGATCCAAACCGGGTTCTCGGCAGCGGCTCGGGCCATGGGTCCGAGGGTGCAAGGGATGCTTCGATCCTTCCGAGAGCTATTTGAAGCTCTCGGCTTTGTGAGCGCGGGGGTGAGCGGTCTCGCAGATACAGATATGAACGCTTGGGCGGAAGGTGGAGCTCGAGTCGGCGCGATCCTTGCCGATGTTCTCGGCTATATTGTTGACGGGATTCGACGAACGACGATGGTAGCGACGCACATGATAAAATTTTTTGGCGAAGGGTGGGCGCAACTCGCCCCATTCTTCGAGATTCTTGGCGGTCAAATTTCCATGCTGGCGACCGAATTTCAAGCACTATTCACCGAGTTGAATGTTCACACGGGCGACAACGCTCAAGGAATGATGAGTCTCGGAGAAGTCGCGGCTTTTGTTCTTCGAGGAATCGTCGGTTCGATCGTTTCGGTGGTAACAGCTATGGTTTGGCTTACTCGTCAAATTGTTGCTGTTATGCGGTTCTTCACGTCGGCGGGGGCGACGATCGGGGATGGTTTTGCGATCATGTCGATTCGAGTGAGAACAGTTTTCGCGAACATGGTTGATCATATCCGGAATGCACTCGATCAAATTCTCGTCTTCATCGGACAACTCATCGGTCGCATTCCAGCCGGTTTCCGTCCCCAAGGTCTTGATGACGTCGTCCGATCGGGAATGGAGGCGGAAACGCGAATCAACCAACGGAATGAGAATATCGCCGCTCGAACGGCGGCCGGTCGCCGAGAAGAGGCGACTCGGGGAATTTCTCGAACTCGAGCTTTCGAGGCAATATCACAAGTTCAAGGCCAAGCTCGGGATCGACAAATGGAAGCGGTCGTGAGAGCACTCGAAACTGAGCGAGCTCGTGATCGAGCAGAAGCGCAACGGCCGATCGAGGTTCATATCGACGGCGAGCGAGTAGCGTCGGCGGTAGCCGGGGCGAATCGTCGAGAGGGAGCTCGGGGCTTCGTTCCGGTTCCTACCGACGGTTGAGGTGACGAGAGATGAGCTTCGCGGGCGACGCGGGGGCCAGACCCCCTCAAGTGAGCTTCACTGCTCTTCGGACCGGTGAGACCTATTACATGCCTTATGTTCCCGAGACGTTCACCGAGAAGGTCGAGGCGAAGTATTCGAGCCAAACAATTCTTGGAATGAGTCACGAGAACGACCAATTCTCAAACACGACGAATCATTCCTTCGAGAAGCTCTCTTTCTATTTCAAGGGTGAGAGAGAAGACGACACTGCTCGGATTCATGAGGGACGGAAATTTCTTCTTTCGCTCTGCTATCCTCCGGCCGGGGCGGGCTCGGTTCGGGACGGGGGCCCGACTCGGGTTCTCTTCATTTGGCCCCTTATGGTGACCATGACTTGTAAGGTCGAGTCAGTCACGATCAGTCATGAGAAGTTCAATCGGCAGGGGTTGACCACGCAATTCAGAGCAGAGATCGAGCTCAGTGAGATTAGAGATCAACGGTTGACCGCAGAAGAGGTTCGCGAAAATGGAACCCTTCGATCGCCCGACGTCGGTTCTCAGCTTCGAGATTTGCCGACTTTTCTCGATGGATCGCTAGAGTTGAGAGATCTTCCCGACGACTTCGGAGGTTGACATGCCCCCTCGACAGAATAGTCGCTACAGTTTTTCTCGAGGTTACACCGACGAGAGCGGCGCCTTCGTTTTGACCGATCCGGTTCCTTTTCGCTTTCATCCTTACACCGACAACCGATTTCACACCATCACAAGTGAAGATTCTCTCTTCACTCTCGCGGCGAAATACTTCAAGCGATTTCCCCGCCCCAATGGCTTATGGTGGATCATCGCCGACTTTCAACCTGACCCGATTCACGATCCGACTCGGCGGCTCGGGGTGGGAACGGTTCTCGTGATTCCTTCCGATCGGACCGTCCAAGAGAACATCTTCGCGTCGAAGCGTTATGACGAATAAGCTGGAAACCCGGGTTTACAAGGTGAAGTCATGACCGTTCGTGACCGTTCGGCGCCCATGCTTCTCGTGCGCCTTCAAGATCAGAACAATGAATACCGGGTCGTGACCGACTCGGTTCTCTCGTTTTCGTACACCGACGCGGAACGCAAAACCGACACGGTGAAGATCACCGTTGATAACTCGAACCTTGAACAATTCGACGATCCGGTTTGGAGGAAGGGGGGGCGAATTCGGGTTTCGTGGGGTTATCCCGGCGCTATGGCGCCCGAGCGAACGTGTGTGATCACTTCTGTGAAGGGGTTTCGTGAGCTCTCGATCGAGGCGAACGGTGAAGACGTGACGATGAACACTATTCAACGTCAACGATCTTTCGAGTCAATGACGATCTCTCAGATTGCCGAACAGATCGCCGACGAGTATGGTTTCGGGCCCGATGTTCGGTTCATCGACGACACAGGTGAGCGGCGTTTGATCGTCGCACAAGCGAATCTGACAGATGCTCAATTCTTGCGGCAACGTGCGAGCGAAGAAGGTTTTGAATTTTACGTCGATTTTGACGGCTTCCACTTCCACGAGCGGCGGCTTGGGGAACCCCCGGTTCGAGTTCTTCGATACTTCATCGATCAAGGCGCGGGCGACTTTATCGGCGATCCGTCAATTGAGAACGATCTCACGGCTCGCCCGGGGCGCGTTCGAGCTCGGGGGCGCAATCCCCGAACCCGAACCGATATTGACGTTGCGGCTGATAACGCGAGCGATAACCATCGAGACACTCTCGCAGAGACGGTCGAGTTGATCGATCCCGATACAGGTGACGCTTCGACTGTCGAGCATCGCGTCGCTTCCGAGTCGACGATCAGAACACCGGCAAGCAATGACGAACGAGCGAGCCGTGGGGCTCGGGGTCGATTCAGGCGAGCTCAACAAGTAGCGGTCAAGATGACTTGTTCGATCATCGGCGATCCGACTCTTTTAGCGAAGACGATCGTCCAAGTCGAGGGAATGGGCCGTCGGCTCTCGGTGAAATACTACATAACCGAGGTGACACACGATCTCGCCCCTTCGGGCTATGAATGTAAGTTGAAGATGGTTTCGGATGGTCACGGTGGACACTCGACGGTGAGCCGGCAAGCAGAGGGGCTTTCGATGATCGGTGTTCAACAGCAACGCTCGAATCGCTCTCGAGGGGGTGGTTCCTCGGGAGACGTCGCGGGAAGGCTCTCACGGGCTCTCAGCGCGGCGAGAGCGGCGGGCGATACAGACTCCGTTCGAGCTCTTGAACGCGCTCAGAGGGCCTATCAGGGCGGCGGAAACGCCAACCGGGCGGAAGTGTCTCGAGCTCTCGATCAAGTCGCTCGGAATCCGAACGCTTCGAGCGAGGTTCGGGGCGAAGCGGCGGCGGCTCGAGGCGAACTCAATCAACGGGGAGCCGAGACGGCTTCAGGTGGGCGCCCGAATCGGAACGTGGCAAATGATCGAGAGAATGATTCTCTCGAGCCGGTCGAGGTGATTGATCCTGACTCGGGAGCTTCGATGATTCGTTATAACCAGACGCCCGGCCGGGGCTCAACTCCTCGGTCTTCGAGGTGATTGTGCGACCGAACTATGACGATCCAATTCCCCCTATTCTCGGGCTCGAGATCGGTGAGGTGATCGATCGAGACGATCCAGAGGGGCTCGGTCGAGTGAGAATCCGAATCCCCGGATTGATCGATCGCTCTAATTGGGCTTGGCCCCTCGGGGTCTCAGGTGGCGGGTCAAGAGATGAGGGCTTCTTCAATGTTCCCCCGCTTCACTCAGAAGTCGGGGTTCTCTTCAAGCAAGGGCATCCCGATCACCCCTATTACATGCCGGCGAATTGGGGAACCGGCGAGCCCCCCGAAGCGAGTAGTGAGGGCGATCCCGACGTGAAGGTGATCGCCTTGAAAGATTATGATGTGATCGTCGATACGCGCCCGGCGTCGAAGAGCTTCAAGATCGTCGACAAGTCGAGTTCTCGAGACGTGATCGAGTTCAATGGAATCACTCGAGCTCTCACTCTCAAGGCGACTTCTGGGATCACGATCGAGGCGACCGGCGAGGTTCGGATCAACGGGTTACAAGTCATAATCAACGGAATCCCGGCCGGGCTCGGTCGGTTGTGAGGCGAATATGGTTTGCGTTATGGCTACGGTGGGCGATCAGTCGGTCACGGTGAGACTTCCTGGGGGTGCGACGCTTCAACCCATGATCTCGGTTCCCTTTCCGACGAACCTTCAAATCGTGAAGAACCTCCTCTCTCAGGCTTCGTCGGCTCTCGCCCCTCTCTTACCGGTCTTCAACATAATTGACGCGATCATCGCGATCAAAGACTTCGCGAGCTCGGTTCCCGAGTTGATCGTGAATCCCCCGGCCGTTGTGGAAGCGATTACGAATCTTGTTGAGAAGGTCGCCGCTCTCGCGAGCTTGATTCCGCAACTATCGGTTCCCCTTCTCATCGTCGATCTCGTCGGTGTGGTGATCCTCGCTCTTCAAGGTCTTGTGACTGAGCTTCAAGCGATCGTCGAACAACTCGAGAGGATCGAGGCGGCTCGTCAGATTGCACAAGACGAAGGAAACGTGGCTCTTCTCGAGATGACGATTTGCGCCGATGATCTGCTCGCGTCGGTTCAGGAGAATCTCTCGAATTCCCTCGGGCCGCTCAACTCGCTCTTCTCGGTGATCAACATCTTTCTCGAGTTGATCGGTCAAGATCCGATTCCGACTCTTGACGATCTTCCCGATGATCCGAATGAGGCGATCGACACCTTGAACGCGCTCGTCGAGACCCTCACAATCATTCGACAGGCAATCCCGATTCCGTAGCGGGGCGGTTCCTGGTACACTCAACCGAGAGGTGAGGCGATCTCATGGCTTGGACCTTCGACGTGAATAATTCTTGTCTCGTTGCCGGAGATATCGGTAAGTCTTTTCTTATTTGGAAGGACAAGGGGGTCGCGAGTTCCATTCTCGAGGTTCTCGGATCGGGCGATGGAAGAACGGCATTTGAGAATTCAGGTCAAACGGCCGGTCCGAACTATGATGTTCTTACAGGCGGGTCTTCCGTTTGGAACTCTGGAGTCGATAATGAATGGTCGAACACGAACGCTTGGCTCCGTGTTCGTGTGATCGGAACGACATTAGAGTTCATCATTCAAAGACAATCTTCATCTTCCGCTTCTTACGAATCGGCGTTCAAGATTCTTGTTTCTCCAACCGGTTTCACGAGCGGCGGGGCTTCCGCTACTGTTCGACCCACCGGAACCGATCAACAATACCTTTTGGGTTCCGCCGTGGCTTTTGGAACTTTCGCTTCTTACAATACCGATATGCACATTCACGTTGGCTTCAATGAAACGGCCAACGCAAACGGATTTCATTCTTTTTACCTTGCTTTGAACTATACGGCCTCGAAGCAACTCTATGCGGTTTGGCTTTTCGATTGCGTCGATCAAGCAAAGACGGGCGATGCTCAAGATTGGGTCACTTATATTTATACGGGCTCAACTCCATTGTCATATGCTTACCTGGGATATATTAGCGCGACTTACGGTCAATCATATTACGATTATGGTGGAGCTTCGGAAGCTTTTTATAGGACCGAAGCCCAGCATTTGGTCAATGGATCAAATAACGCTTTTTTTCCGAGCTATGTTGGAATTCAACCGGAAGATTCTAAAACTCGATCGTTCCCAATCGTTTGGGGATGCGTGGCTTATACTTTTTATAAGGGTGTGAGCTCGTTTATCGAGTGGAAAGGAATCGCGGCGAGAAACTATCCCGATACGGTGGATCTGGCGTCGACGGATGCGAAGGTCTACTTTGACGATGTGCTTCTTCCTTGGGAACAGGGAACGGCTCCGTTGTAGTTGTAGGTAGAAGGTGAATCGTGGCCGATTACACCGATAGCGCAGAGCTTTCAATCGATCTTCCCCTTCAAGGACAGATTGATTCGTTGTATGCCGGGCGAGTTCTTGCGGCGGCGGCAGCGGCCGACATCACACCTCCGACAATCAACTCATTCACGCCTTCGGCCGGAACGATCGACCCTAGTCAATCAATTGTGATTGAAATGGGCGACGATGAAGAGCTCAACACGGGTCGAAAGGTCTTCGTTTTTGCGAGCTATCCTCTTCTCGGTCTGATCGAACTCGCTTATGACGGCTCGGCTTTCGTCGGCGATTACACCGGATCTGAGATTCAAACTTCCGCGCCCCCGGCAGAGCTCGTTGAGTTGACGATCTCGAGAACCGGGGGATGGTATGCCTCGCCCCTACACCTCATCGTTTACGTCTTCGACGAAGCAGGGAATCAAGCGACAGATACCGAGATTTATACGGTGAGCCCCGATCCGACCGTTCTTCCCGACTCGACCGCGCCGGTCGTATTGAACTACTCACCGGCTCCGGGCTCGACGATCAGCACGGGTGATTCAATCGCCTTTGACGTGACCGACAACTCGGGAAGTTTCACGCGAATCATGGTGGTCGCGTGGTATCGTGCGACGGGCGTTCAAGAGGTGATTCACGACGGCGATGGATTTACCGGATACTTCAATTCGACGAGTTCTCGAGTGATCATCTCGGGGGGCTACCGTTACACCGTCGCACGGTTCGGTGGTTGGGAACATTCGCCAACGATTCGAGTGTTCCCCATTGATGCGGCCGGGAACGAGGCTTAGACGTGCCTTCGAGCGCAACCTATACCCTAACCACTCCCGGGGCTCCCGCGCCTTCAGGGGGCGTTACCGGGGCAGGAATCGCCCCTTCCTCCGGTCCCGACTTCCTCGGCTTCGGATTGCTCGCTCCGTTCCAACGAACGGCGGCCGACTTCGCGAACGCGGGGGGAATGGAACACCTTCAATCTATGATCGGACAGGTTCTCGGCACCATGGCGGGGTCGGACTATACGGAAGGTGAGATTCCTTGGAGATCCGACTTTGGTTCGCTGCTTCATTTACTCCGTCATCGAAACAACGATCCGGTCACGGCAGAGCTTGCCCGAGTCTACATTGGCGAAGCTCTCGCTCGTTGGATTCCTCAGATTCGTTTGATCGACGTGCGAACCGAAAAGCGCAAGGGCCCCGAGGGCGAAGAGAACGTTCTCGAGGTGAGGATCAAGTATCGAATCGTTGGGATTCAACAAGCCGGGAACGAGGTTCTCGGTCAACCGATTTCACAATCCGTCTACCTTCCCGCATAATAGAACCTCGACATTGTAAACCCGGGTTTCCGCGCGAGTGACGCCGAAGACGACTCGGGTTATAGTCGTTTGAAGGAAGGGGCTTCAAATGGCCGTTCTCGGATCACAGCTTGACTATAGCGACAAGGACTTTGACGCGATCCGTGCGAGACTCTTCAACCTCGTCGCGGGTGTCTTTCCGACTTGGACGGCGCGTCAAGTGGCTTCATTCGGAACCCTCTTGATCGAGCTCTATTCCTTCGTCGGCGATGTGTTACACAAGTATCAAGACAACCAAGCCGGCGATTCTCGTTGGTCTACTGCGACGCAACGTAAGAATTTGATCGCCATGGCGAAGCTGATCGGCTTCGAGCCGGCGACGGCGACGGCTTCACAAGTCGATCTCGTGATCTCAATGCCAAGCGCACAAGCAACCGACGTCGATATTCCGGCCGGCTCGATCTGCCGAACGAATTCGAGATCGAATCAGGTCAAGTTCCCGACTCTTGTTGACGCGGTGATCACGGCAGGCTCGCTCTCGACAACAGTCACGGGGGAAAACTCGGAAGAGGAAGAAGACATCTTCACTTCTTCCGAGACTCCGAACTATTCGTTCGTTCTCGAGTCGGCCCCCTATCTCGATGGCTCGATCATTCTCACGGCTGGAAACGGTGTCTATTCCGAAGTTGACGACTTCCTCGACTCGACTTCGATCGACCTTCACTTCACGATCACGGTCGATCAGAACGACAAGGCGACGGTGAGATTCGGCGATGGGAACAACGGGGCGATCCCGACCGGTACGATCACCGCGTCTTACAAGACGGGCGGGGGCGCGATCGGGGTGGTTGAATCCGGTGCGGTTTCGGTAATCGAGGGGAACTATCAAGCCGACGACGGGACGATTGTTCAACTCTCAGTCACCAATCCGACCGCTTCGACCGAAGCAACCGACCGGAACACGATCGAGCAGATCCGACAACTCGCGCCTCTCTCGCTTCGGGTTCTCAATCGAACCGTCTCGAGGGAAGATTACGAGGTGAACGCGAAGAGGGTCGCAGGCGTGGTTCGGGCTTGTATGCTCACCTCGAACGAGAACGGGGCGATCGCTGAGAACGCGGGAATCCTCTTCATTGTTCCAACGGGCGGCGGAACCCCGACGGCGGCTCTTCTCTCGGCCGTCGAGACCATGGTAACGATCACCTATCCGAACACCCTTACATTCTCTCTTGTCGTTTCGGCGCCGTCTTACAAAGCGGTCAATGTCTATGCGAAGGTGTATCCCCGAGCCGGTCAAGATGCGGCGACCCTTCGATCTCGAATTGTGGCGAACCTCACGGACTTCTTCGCCGTTGAGAATGACGATGGAACGCCGAATGAGAGCATCGGCTTCGGTTATGACTATGCGGAAACGGGCGACACTAGCGGCGACTTCCCATGGTCAGATGTCTTCAACGTGGTCCGTGACACGATCGGAGTAAAAAAGGTCGACGCGGGGGTTGACGGCTTTCTTCTCAACGGCGAACGTGACGACGTGAGTCTTCTACTATGGGAATTCCCTCAAGTGGGTACGATCACGTTGATCAACGGTAATACGGGGGCCGCGCTCTAACATGGCATTCAATAACCTCGGTTTTGAAGATGAACATGCGACGGATACCGGGCTTCCCGATGTTTGGATCGTTGCTCTTACGAGCTCGGGAATGAGCACAGCGGCATTCGGTTCCTCGACTCCCGATCGCCTTCCCTTCGAGGCTTTCGAGAGTGAGTGGTCGACGAACGAAGACTTCCTCTTCGACTTCGCCGATCCGGTCGATCCCCTCGAGAGGGAACAAGCAGTCTATGACACGGCTGGAACTTATGAGGGGGTCGAAGACTTCGAGGAATTGTGGGATTCAAACGAGAGCTTCCTCTTCTCGAGGGGCTCGGTTTCGGCGGCGAGTTATGATACATCGGCTCCCGAGACGGTCGAAGACTTCGAGGAAGAGTGGTCGTCAAATGAAGATTTCCTGTTTGATTGGGTTGATGTTGTAGCCGGTCTCGGGGAAGATGCGGCCGACTTCGATTCCTCAACTCCCGAGACGGTCGAAGACTTCGAGGAAGAGTGGTCGTCAAATGAGAGTTTCCATTTTGATCGAACGACCGTCTCTCTAGGAGTGGCGAGTTTTGATGGAGATACAGTCGAAGATTTCGAGGAAGTGAACGTTCCCTTCGTTGTGATCGCCGACACTGTGGCCGATACGCTCACGAAGACGGCTCACGGGTTGAGCAACGGCGAGACGGTTACTCTCTCGAACGTCGGCGGCGAGCTTCCCGGGGGCTTGAACGAGGGTTATAAATACTTCGTCGTCAACAAGACTGCGAACGATTTTCAACTCTCGGCGACGAGTGGCGGTTCGGCAATCGACCTAACGACGGTTGGGGTCGGAACCCATACCGTGACTCCCGATCCAGCGGTGTTCTGGGTTCTTCAAATGACGACGGTTTGACAGGAGCAGGACTTTGGCAAGCATAGATTGGACGGAATGTAACGATTCTCTCGCGATCGGCGTGATCGATCGAGGGGTGACGACCGGAATCGCCCGACCGAACGGCGGCGGGAATTTCGTTTTCGGGTTCAACTCGTTGACGACGGCCGAAGGCGCGGTTGGCTTCTTCACGAACCAAGTGAATTTTGCCCCTATGGCAAAGGGAATGACGGTTCAAGCGGCGATCCAACGAGGGGTGAGCGGCGGGCTTACCAACTTCGCACCTTTCCTCATCGCCGGCTTGCAGGGTCCGAGCGTCAACGACAACGCCTATCTGCTCGGGCTCGCCGACGACGATCCTCACCATATCGTCTTGAAGAAGGGCGCCCCGAGTTCAAACCTCGAAGATCTCGAGCCCGACGCGCCGAACAACGGGATTCTTCTTCGTTCGGTCTCGAGTCACTCGCCAGGCGATTGGCTTCATCTCCGACTCGACATGATCGTCAATCTCAACGGCGACGTTTTGCTTCAATGCTTCGAGAACGATCTGAGCTCGAACGCGGTCACGTCCCCGGTTTGGTCTGCGATCTCCGGCATGGAAGAATTCATTGACGACGCTCTCGCGATCAACTCGGGAAGCGCCCCCTACACGAGCGGTCGGGGCGGCTTCGGGTTCTTCTCGAAAGACGTCACTCGCCGGGGCTATCTAGACCATGTGGCAATATATCGCCAGCTTTGATAATTGTCTCGTGTAAACCCGGGTTTCCAAGAGGTATGTCATGGCGGGCGAGCGAGAAAGCTTCATCACAAACCTTCCCGGGATCGAACAATGTCGCGTTGACTCGATCAACTTCGAGCCTCCCGAGGGAAGCCATACTTTCGTTCTCGGGAGCGATCCGACCGGCCGCTTCGGATGGTTCAAGAAAGGCGATATCTTCGACGTCTATCAGAGCGACTCACCGACCGCCGCCGCGAAGATCCTTCGCTTCTCGGGGAAGTGGCGCGGCCCGACGCTCGCTCTTCCCGCCGTCTCGGCCGAAGTCGGGCCGCCGAATTTCTTCGTTCTTGCCGACGGCCAAACCCTCATTCTCGCGATCGATGAGGGGGCGAATCAGACGATCATCTTCGCGGCGGCGGCCTTCGCCGATATCGCGAAGGCGACTCCCTCGGAAGTGGTCGCCGCTATCAATGCCCAATTGACGGGCGCAACGGCCGCTCTCACGGGCCGGGGCGCCTTGAAGGTGTCGACCCATAGCACCGGGCGGCGGGCCCGTGTGGCGGTCGTGGGGGGCACGGCGGCGGCTCTTGTGATGGAAGAGCTCGCGTGGAAGGCGAGCCTTCGAGTCGGGGGTGATGAGCTCGCTTCACGGTTTCTTCTTCCCGGCGAGGAACAAGACCTTTCCGACATGGCGGCGAATCTGATCGAATACATGGCGGCGGCGCCGTTCGATGTTCGCTTCCGTCTTGAGGTGATCGCGAGATGACAGTTTTCATCGAACTTCCCGCGCTATACGTTGACGAGGTTCTCTTCGATGAGCTCTCACTCGGCGCCGGGGCGGTCTATCTTCAAATCATCAACCGAGACCCCGAGCCCGATCAAGTCGAGGTTCTCGCCGACGCTCTCATCTCATTCGACGTCGCCGGCTCACTTGCGAATCCTCCGACCCTTGCTTCGACGGTGATTCGGATTCAAATGACGGCGGCCGATGGAACGGTCGGGCCCCTCGTCACGGTTTACGACGGATCGGCGGGCGGCTTCCAAGCCGGTTGGAATGGTCCGTCTTCGGCCGTTTCTGCGATCGATCCGTCGACGACTCGCTTCGTGATCGATTCTACTCTCGCGTTCGATTCTCTTGAGATGGTCGCAGTCTTTCTCTTGACCGACTCACCGGGCTATGTCGGAACCTATGAAGTTGATTGGTCCTTCCGAATCGAGGATCTCACCGCGCCCCGAGTCGTCTCGGCGCAGTCAAGAGAACCGAAGATCGTTCGACTCACCTTCGATGAACCGATCGACTCGACGACGGCTCTCGTCGCGGCGAACTACATCTTCACTCGTCTCGAGGTTCCGGCCGTCTCGGTCGTGGCTTCATCGGTTTCGTTCGTCTCGTCCTATTCCGTCGACGTTGAGCTCGATATCGAGATCAGCCCAGGGAAGAGTTACCTTGTTACGGTCGAGAACGTCGAAGATCTTCTTGAGAACGCGATCGCCGCTCCTTTCAACTCTGCCGTCTTTGAGGGATACACACCGACGAACATTCCCTTCGATCGATACTTTGAACTTTGGCATATGCTTCCGAGGAAGAATCGCGACGAAGACAACGGTGATTTGTGGAAGTTCATCGCTTGCCTTCAAGAGATGACAGATCTTCTTCTTGCAGAGATCGATGCTTGGACCGACATCATCGATCCCGACTTGGCCCCTGAGATTTTTCTCGATGCGATGCTTCAAGATCTCGGGAACCCCTTCGATTTCGATCTCGACGAGACGGGAAAGAGGAAGCTCATTCGGGTTCTCGTTTCGATCTATCGACAGAAGGGAACCGGGATCGGGATCATCAACGTCGTTCGATTTTTCCTTGGGATCGAGATTACGATCAATGCATATTCTGACGAGGGGTGGGATCTCGGGATCGACGAGCTCGGGGATTCCTTGATCGACGGAACGGCAATTCTAGGACCGGGTACGATATATGCCCGCTTCTCATTTGAGATCGAGAGCCCGATCGCATTGACTGACGAGCAACGCGAACAGATCGTCTCTATCGCGAACTACATGAAACCGGGGCATACTCATCTTATCAGGATCGTCGAACCAGAGATTCCGATTGTGATCGATCATCTCGAACTCGGTCTCTCGGTTCTCGGCGACGGTGAATGGTTGCTTCACTAGAGAGGTTCCGACATGGCTTCAAGAAGAGATTACTATTTTCGTCAAAAGGTAACTGAAGCCGAGCTCGATGCGGGCTTCAATGGTCTTGAGCAAGCCGATTTCAATTTGGCGATCGATCATGAGCTTACGGGGATCACGACCGGGCTCACGGTCTCCGAGGCGGCGGCTCCCGATTTGACTGTTGATGTAGCACTCGGAACGGCTTACTCCAAGCAAGGCGAGAGGATTCGAGTCTCGGGAACTCAGAATGTTGATTGTTCTCAAGATGATTCGGGGACACCGACGACCGTTGCGGTTCCAGGGAACACGAAAGTCGTCTCGGTTTTCATCGAATTCGACCGGTCGCTTTCCGATCCGAGGATCGATGGAAACTCTCTTACCGTTTACTTTCAACGAGATGAGAGTTACAATTTTTCGGTCATTCAGGGAGCCGAAGCTCTCATAGGAACCGAGGTTCCACCTTCGCTCGATTCGGGGAAGTTGCTTCTTGCCGATATTCGTATCGAGAACGGAACGGCGCAAATCCTCAACGCGCATGCAGTCGGAGCTTACGATCAGATCGACACGACTCGCCGTGAAGATGCTTTCAAATTTACCGGCGGCGCGGTCGAAATCGTCGAAGGTTCGGCTCATGATGCGTTCGACGCTCTTCTCACAGGCTTGAATAACCACATTGACGGGCTGGCAAACGTTCATCCTGCCGATGAGGTCTCGTTTGTCGATTCGGCCACATGGCGCGATGGAACGACTCTCGGCGGGGCGACGGTTGTCGATGATGTGCAGGAGGCGATCGACGCGGTTGTTACGGATCTTGCTCTACAAGGTTCGGGGAATGACGGCGGGCTGAAGGTCGGGAAGTATCAGTCGGGAACGTGGCACGACGGAACCCGACTCGCGACTGGATCGTTGAGTTCTCAGATCGACGCGATCGTCTCGGGGCTTGCGGCGATCGCTGGGAATGGTGGCGGTGATAAGGTTGGTCTTCCCGCTCGATCTTCGGGAAGTGAGACTCTCACGGCAGGTTCGATTTACGATCAAGTCGGCGAGTTGCTCGGGAAGATTGCGGTGAATTCTGGCTTCAATCAACTTGTTCGATGTTCCAATTTCTTTCGAGGTCAACCCTTCAACGATACATCGGGACCATACGGAGACTATCACGCGGTTGCTTTCGACAACGAGGATCGTTGGGTCGCAGTCGGAGAACGTAGCGGGGTCGGGCTCATTTCGTCGATCGACAATCCTCTTGCAGCCGTTGCCGGCGATTGGAACGATGAGGCTCCGGACGGAACGTCGGATTATCTATTTGACGTGATCTGGGCCGAGGGTCTTTTTGTTGCTGTCGGGAGGATTTCGGCGGCCGGCGGTGCGGCGGTTGAGACGTCTCCCGATGGTGATACATGGACGGCTCGCACAGCAACGGGAATGACGACCGCCGGCGATTTGATAAGTTCGGTCGCTTACGATCCCGAGACCGAATATTTCGTTGCGGTCGGCGGAACGAAAATCATTCGATCGGCCGATGGGATCACATGGGCGGCGGCGAGTAACTATCCGGCCGTTACGAACTTTCAAATGGTTGCCTCGGATGGGAGTAAGTATCTCCTCGCGGTCGGAACAAGTCTCGGCGGGAATAACATCGCGATCTTCTCATCCGACGGCGGCGATAATTGGTCGACTGTGTTCGCGCCGGGAACCGGGACAACCCTTTACGGAGCGGCATACGATGCGAAGTCTCGAAGGTGGTTTATCTCTGGTTCGTCGTCGAGTGAATACTTCCGAAGCAATGTCGGAGGAACGACCTTCGAGAATATCCCTTGCACGATCACTTGGGGATTCGGACCGCAAGTGGCATGCGACGGATACGGAACGATCCTTTACGCTTCTCTTGGAGATGGAATAGCGGTCTCAATTGACGGAGGCGAAACTTTCCATTCTGTCAAAATTGGAGACGGAACATCACAAATGGTTTGTGCCGGGGTGAAGTATGTCGCGGGGGCATTCTGGCTTTTTGACAACGACGACGCCCCGTTCGCGTGGCAATCTTTGGTTTCATTTGGCCACGCTGAAGAAAATATCACTTATCCATAAATCAAAGTCGAGCGAGAGAACGGAGTCGAATGGTGGAGCGACGTGAAGGGCGTGGTAACGGGACTGAGAGATACATGATATTCGGTCTTGAGCCCACGGGACCGAATGAAGATGAAAAAGAGAAGGGTTCGTCTGAGATCGATTGCACCGACGAAGTCAACGAAGCGAAGAGCGAGACGAAGAAGCGGTTACAGTGGCGATGGTGGTTGATTACGGTCGTGGTAGCACTCATCGGCGCGGGTTTCTATGCGTCACAGCATTTGACAGGTTCCTACGTTCGACGCGATGACTATCAACTGGCTCAGACGACACACCGCGAATCTCACAAAGAGATCACGTCGAAGATGGTCGACTTTGAAAGAACTCTCAACGAGGTCCGGATCGAACAAGCTCAACAAACCGAACGATCGAAACTGATCGATGCGCGTCTCGAGTTGCTCATAGAAAGATCGAATCGTTCTGTACCTGTCAATTGGAGAGAAGAAGCCGATCTTCGTGAGACGATCGAACGACAAGAACGACGCCTCAAACGTCTTGAGAACGATCCTCGATCCAAGCAATATCCTTCCGATGATCCTCTTTCCGACTTGTCTCATTAGCTTCATTCCTCGATAATGTCTTCGGCGCGAACAATGGCGCCAGAAAGAAAGGGAACCGATGGATTCGTTCATGGAAGCTCACGTCTATTCGATCGTTCACTGGCCATTCTTCGCATTTGCTTTCGTGGCGATGCTTTTCAATCAAGTCATGAAGAGCGCGATCTTCACGAAGGCAAGGGCAATCACGAAGGGTAAAGGTCAATGGTTTTTTTGGTGGGCGCGGAAGACTCTTCCGCTTCATCCGGTTCTTGTCGGTGCGCTCGTCGGTTTCATATGGAGGAATCCAGAACAAGCCGATCCGACTTGGCCATGGATTGCGCCGGTCTTCTATTTTGCTCTTGCCGGAACGCTTTCGGTTTGGATTTACCAAATCATCAAGGGAATAGCGAAGAAGAAGGGGATCGAACTCGAACCGCTTCCCGGGTACGAGGAAACGAACCTATGAAGTTTTTTAGGTGGCTCAAGAGGAACGCATGGGCGGTTGCGGTGGCTTTCGTTACCGCTCTCGGTGCCGGGATCTTTTGGGCATACCATCGGGGTCGGGTTCGTTCGCTCGAGGTCCAAGTTGCCGTCGAGAAGGCTCACGCGAGAGTTGCGGCTCTTGACGCCGAACGCAGTTCTCTCGAGGAACGACGAGAAGCGAACGCGGCTCGTATTGAAGCTCTCGAGGAAGAGAAGCGAGCAATCCGAGCGGAAGCCGTCGCTCTCGAGGAAGATGTGGAGGGAAAGACCGATGACGAGATCGAACGTGCATTCGGGGCTCTGTACTGACATGCCTTTTCCTGCCGCTGGAAGGCCCCTCAGAGCCCGTCTAGTTGGGGGGGCCCTATCACTCGTTCTCGTGGCTATCGGGCCTTCTAGGCCCCTTCTCGCGGAAGAGGAGGGCATCTCTGGCGACTCTCAGTGTCAAGAGCTCGAGACGGCCGCCGACGGGGCTCCCGATCCCGAGCAGATCGAGCATGATGGGATCGCCGGAATGTTCTTTCCCATGGTCACGTCTCGGTTGATCTTGTGCGAGGTGAGAGAGCTTCGTCTTCGTCGTCGAGAAGCGGGGGTTGAATCTCGGTTGATTCATGCTTGGCGTCTTCAAGTCGATTTTACCGAACGCCAACGTGATCTTGCCGTTCAAGCTCGGGATCAACTTGCCGAAGTGATCGACGTTGCGGAACGGCGAGCTCGCGAAGCCGAAGATCGTGCGGTGGCATGGTATCGGTCTCCGTTCCTATGGCTCTCGGTAGGGGTGGTTCTCACGGTGGGTCTATACTTTGCCGCTTCATACGGGATCAGATCGCTTGCCCCCGACTAAGGGGGCTCGCTCAAGTCGCCCCACCCTTCCTCGATTCTCGAAGAGAACCGACTCGATACGATTCCATCGCACGAAGACGGCGCCGCAATGACGACAACGGGCCGCTTTCGTCGTGGTCATTGCGCCGCATTCCCCGCATATAGCGGGGCGTTTCGGTTGGGCCATTCATGGTCGCCTCACGCCTTCTCGTTGTCTTTCCCGTGACGCAAGCCACGGGCCCGGTTTTTCTCGTTTTTTACGAGGATTGCTCCGAACAGATCGATCTCGAGGAGGTCGGCGAGATCGAAGGTCTCTTTCAGGCCGAGCTCAATGTGAGAGATGAAGTCTCGCTCGTTGTTCTTGCGCCAACATTCGAGAGCTTTTGCACAGTGAGAGAAGATCGGAAGGAGCAAGCTCTCGATTTTCTGGAATGGGATCTGTCGAGTGTATGGCTTGCGACCGGTTACTCGATCGCACCAATTCTCGCCAGCGATTCCGGATAACAACGAGAGAAGTCGGATTGCGATATCTGCAATCTCTTCTTCGAGCGGGTCGTGGCCCGAGCCGTTCACAGCGTCGATCGCCTCATCGATCTCGGTGAAGATGTAGGCAACTTTCCGAACGGCGGTTTCCCAATTTGCCGGCTCGAAACCATTTGCGAGAACAATCGTTTCACATTCCGTCGCAAGTTTGTGAAGGTCGGCGGTTGATTTCTTATACATGAACGGCTCGATCAAAATCATGAGTCGATCCTTTCGTGGTTGTCCCGATTATCGGACGGTTGATCAACTTCTCGAGTGGTGGAAACCCGGGTTTACACTTGAAATGGTTTGACGATGTGACATGCCTCGCCCATGTGATATGATTCAAGCATGAAACATTTCAAACGATTTTTCGTGTTCTATGCGTCGGCTCTCGTCGACTTGACGATCGCCTTTCCCATGGTCTTGCTCGTTCGAGCATTCTGGGGGCGTGATCTGAGATGGGCTCGGGGGGTTCTCTCTTGTGAGCTCCGTCCCGAGTCGTGGGCTCTCGGTGGGAAGATCGATCCTTCGACGGGGCTCTTGAAGAATCGGTTCCCCCTGTGGTGGCCGGCCGGATGGTATCTTTACAACCGACGGGCGGCCGTCGCCCGTGAGGAGAAGCCGAGATCGTGGGGCGGAACCTCGATCGGACATGGTCAGATCTTCGGGCCCGGGAACCGGGGCTCGATCGAAGAACCGAGCTCTGTTGAGGTTCACGAGGATCATCACACCGCACAAGCCGAAGCCGCTCAAATGGGAGCTTGCCTTCTCGCTCATCTCTTCTTCATCGTTGCGACGGCTTGGGGCCATTGGATCGCCGGGCTCATCTTCCTCTTCGTGGTTTGGGGGCTTGGTGGCAACGTCTTGAACGCTTGCGGGGGGTGGTCGGTTGCTTGGCTCAATGGACACCCCGACGGCTTCTATCGAGGGTCGGCTCATGAGATCGGAGCATGGGCGGTCGGTCGAATGTATGCTGAGAGCTTGAAGTCGAAGAATGATAAACAAGCTCGTCGAGTTCTTGCCATGAAGACTCTTATTCAACCGAAGAGCGGGGGCGGTCTATGATGATCAAGCCCGGTTCAACTTCCGAAGACTTCGAGGAAGAGCTCGAATCTGAATTCGAGGCACCTCGAATTGGTTCGGCTTCTGAAGATCCCGAGCCCATCATCCTTTCTGATACCTCGAGGGTCGGGCGGGCTCACTATGAGGGAATGAGCGAGGTCGAAGCGGTGAAGACCTTCCACGAAGAGAGTCTTTGCGGCTCTTGTTTCATGTCGGCAATGTGCCGGGTTGCGGTCGGCGTCGATAGCTCGCTCACCGTAGTTTCACGGTGTCTGGCCTATCTACCGCCAGAGGGTTAGACTCTAGAATCGGGCCGCCGGTCCGCTTCTTCTCGAAGGCGTCCCCCTTGCGTCTTCGGTGTGGAAGTGAAATTTCCGGCGGCCCGATTGGTCTCCCCCCTAACAACCCCCCTCTATTCTCTTTCTAAGTTATAAACAACAGATTCTTAGATCTAAGAATCTAAGAGAATAATCAAATGTATAACTAAGAGGGTGTGACTCACGGTTGTCCTCGCTCAAAGAACCCTTCGGGTTCTTTTCGCTGCGGAAACCGAGTCACACCCTACGCGCACGCGCGCGAGGCGCGGCGGGGTGCCTCGAGACGAGAGAACACCGGAAAGTTGGAAACCCGGGTTTCCAAGACGATTCGCCTTGTGAGTTCGTGTCCGATAATCAGGTATGGTCAAGATGAAGCTACCTGACCCGCTCGTCGCCGTGATCGATTCACGAATATGGCTTCCGCCCGGGTTGCCCCGTCCGTTCGAGAACGCGGTGAAGAATCGGTTCACGCACAAGAACCCCGACTTCTTCCGAGCTCGGAATATGGGTTTCGCGACTTGGGGGATCGACTCGAAGATCTCGACGTGGGAGATGAGAACCGATCGGCTAGGCGAACGACTAACGATTCCGAGGGGTGGAACGAGAGCTCTTCGGGAATTGTGTGAGTCGTTTGGGATTAGATTGAAGTGGTTGGATCGGCGGACTATCGCCCCGACCGACTTTCCCTTCTTCAAGGTTCACCCCGATCGCCCGTATGAGCTTCGGGACTATCAAGCCGAGGGGGTGGCGGTCTCCCTCGAGAAGCAGCAAGGGATCGTGAGAAGTCCGACCGGCTCGGGAAAGACGACTTCGGCTCTCGCTCTCATCTTCGAGGCGCAAGAACGAGCTCTCGTGATCATGCGAGACCGAAACCTTCTCAAACAATGGCGAGCCGACGTGAAGAGCTCGCTCGGTCTCACGAACAAAGAGATCGGGCATATCATGAGCGGGCGTAAATACTTCCCCGGTCGGAAGATCGTTCTTGCGCTTCAACAGACCCTCTTCGCTCGGATCGATGAATGTCTCGAGATCTTTCGAGACGACCCCTTCGGCATCGTCGTGATCGACGAGGTTCAACTTCTCGCGGCGAAGACTTTCATCACGGTCGTTGACGCGATCCCGGCGAAGATGCGAATCGGCTTCTCGGCCGATGAGCGGCGGAAGGATGGGAAGGAATTTCTGATCTATGACTACATGGGCGAGGTGATTCACGAGACCGAGCGGAAGAAGCTCGAATCTCTTCAAGTGATCCATCCCGTGACGATTCGCGTCGTTGAGAGCGACTTTCGCGCCGATTGGTATCGCGATGCGGAAGCGAACGAGCGAGACTTCGGGAAGCTTCTCGAAGAAATGACCGACAATCACCAGAGGAACTTCTTGATTCTCGAGACTATTCGGGGAATGTTCCTCGCTGGTGAGGTTCCCGTTCTCGTCTTCACTTCTCGGCGGGAACATGCTCACGAGCTCGCTGTAGACTACCTCACGCCGAACGGGCTCGAGACAGGGATTCTCATCGGGGGAACCGGGAAGGACGCGGAACGCTTCGAGCTCGACAAGGCGGCTCTTCTCTCAGAGAAGCTTCACGTCGGAATCGGCACCTTCCAAGCGATTGGAGTGGGCCACAATATTCCGGTTCTGAGAGCCGGCCTTTGTTCGACGCCGGTCTCGAAGCATAACCCACAATTTTTCGGCCAAGTGAGGGGAAGGTTTTGCCGAACCTCGAAGGCTACCGGGAAAACAGAGGCTTTTTTGTATTATATCTGGGATCGCGAGATCTTTCCCGATCATCTCCGTTTTCTCGAACGGCACAATAGAGGGCGAGTGCAACTCTTTCGGGGCGGCGAGTGGATTTCGCTCTCTTCCGTCCGATAATCATGACAAGAGTCGAAACGAGGCAACGTGCGACAACGTAAGGTGACAACAGGAACTCCTCTTCTTGGCTCTCAGACGGCCGGGGCGGAGCCTCGAGTTACGACAACATCTTCGGTCATGACCGGCCGTGAGATCGATTCTAGGCCCCTTCCTGACTTCGAGGTTCGGGAAGGCGATCGGCTCACCGTGCTATACAACGGAGCAAAGTTACAAGTCGCCCCGTTCTCGTTGGTTGAGCTTGATGCGGGGATCTATTCCCGAAGTCTTCAACCGGGCGACGACGCGGCCGAACAATGGGATCGCGTTCATGGCTTCCTCGAAAGGAAGTGTCTCGAGAGAGCTCGTGCGAAGCTTCAGGCTTACGCGGAAGAGCTCGCCGAAGCAAAGGCTATTGCTGCCGGTAAGCACCGATGATCTCGAGGAAGAAAATCAAACCGGGAACCGCGTCGGTCGTTGCGGTAGTCTTGGAAACCCGGGTTTCCAAACCATTACAACTCGGTTTTCAACTCGACGATCTCAGAGAGAACAGGAAGAAGGCGGCGTTTGTTGATGCCTTCTTGAACCACGGGCAGGGGAAGAGACCGACGAAGGGTAAGGTCGGGAGGGCGAAGGCGACCCCAATCGAGCTCGCCGTCGCCGAAGCGAAGAGGCGATCTCGTGAGGGCGATTGGTCGGGAGCGAAGGGGAAGGTATTTGTTGGTTTGTATGCTCTTTGCCATGAGATAGTTTATGGCGACGTTCCTCTTGAGCTCACCGAGAATCAAGAGCTCACGATCGGGGCCCGTATGGTGAACCGAGTTCTTCACGACTTCTTCGATGATGATCCCGACGCTCTTGTCGAGTTCATAAAATGGTCGTGGGAAGCCGAGAAGAGGAAAGAGTCGTGGGCTCTTCGCAACGGGATTAGTCGTCAACGAATGAGAGTGAGACTTCAATTCTCTGCTCGCTTGGTTCAAGATTATCGGACCGAAAAACAGAGAAGTGGACGTCGAAGGTGAACTCAATCGTAAGAGTAAAGAGCGGAAAAGGTTGGTCTCATGTCCGATAAAGATATCAAGGCTGAGTTCATATATGATAGTGCAAATGAGATAATTGTGATCCAAGCCGCGAAGGGCGACGCGAAGAAGCGGAAAGAGCTCGTTCATCGAATCGCCGCCGACGAGTTTTTTGTTCCGAACCACGGGCCGATCTGGCGAGCTCTTCGGGCGATGAGCGATCGAAACCTTGAGCTCACTCCCGACGTCGCGCGTCAACTTATTCTCAAAGAAGGTGGAACCGAAGAAGTCGTAAGCTACTTCGACGCGATCGCGGCTCGAGAGGTTCCGAACCTCGATTTTCATCTCTCGACTCTCCAGTGGGATGCCACGAGAGCTCGGGTGCTCAAGTCGGGTGCTCCTAAGCTTCTCGCGTCGCTTCAAGACCCTCACGCTTCGCAGGGCGATGTGATGTGTTTCGCTCGTTCTCTCGCTCGTTCTCTCGAGGGCGGCGACCGTCGATTTATGCACCGGCCTCCTGAGCTTTATCGCAGCTATCGAGCCGAGCGATCGGCCCGTAGAGTGAAGCGGAACGTCTTCCCTCTTGGGCATGAAGATTTCGATCGGAATCTCTCAGAGGGGTTCATGCCCGGGAGAACGACCGTCTCAGCGGGGCTTTCGGGGGCTGGGAAGTCGACGGTTTGGATCGCCTTTGCGGTCATGCTCGCGAAGCTCGGGCGGCGCGTTCTGTGGTGCTGTTGGGAGATGGACGCTCACTCTGTTCTCGACGTTGCGACTTCGCACATGACCGGAATTGATCTCACTGCCAATATTCAGGGTAATACGACCGATGAGGAAGAAACGAGACTTGACAAGGCGACGGCTTGGATTCTTCGTCGAATCGTTTTCATGGCGAATCCCTTCTATGCAATCGAAGAGAGCGCGAAACCGTCAAATGCTCGGAACCTTGACGTTCTTGAGGGATATATCACCGAGTCGGGTTGTGATGTGGCGATCTATGATCTTTGGGAAAGGATGCTCGCCTATTCCAAGCCTGACGACGTGACGAAGGCTCTCTATAGAATGCAAGCGATGCACCGGGAATATTCGGTTCACGGTGTGATCATTCAACAATTGCATTTGAAGGACGTCGAGAACCGAGCCGACAAGCGACCGACGAGAGCGGCGATCAAGGGTGTCGGTTCATATGTCGAGGTTGCGGATCTGATCATCGGCATTCATAGAGAAGGTCAATTCAAGAACGTTCAAGATAACACGATCGAAACCATTTGTTTGAAGCAACGTAAGGGGCGCCCAAATTGGGCGGTCAGGTGGGATTGGGATGGGCCGACTTGTTTCGTTGGTAACCCAAGAGAAGTGTCTTATGATCCAGGTCTCGAAAATTCGGCCGAGATCGGAGATATCGGGAGCATTCAAACGAAGAAGAGTCGTCAACAAGTCGGGAGAAGAGATCAATGAGCGATTTTCAAAAGAGGATCGTGAGGAATAGTTACAATCGGCTTGAATTGTTATTGAAAGCGGTTCGAGACAAGAATGAAAGAGCCCGCCTTCTCGAACAACTCAAAGAGGAACGAGCGATTGTCGATGCGAGCTTGAAAGTCGATGTTCCCTCAAATTGATATCGAGACTTTCCTTCGGAACCTCGGGCTCGTTGCCCGATACGTTCCTTCGGCGCGAAAGTGGATCGCGGCTTGTCCGAATCCGGCTCATCGGGGCGACACCCCGAAAGACAAATGGGAGCAATGGATATTTCGGCAAGGTGTGATCGCTTCGTGGTCGATCAACGATCGGCCGGGCGAGCGGGGGCACGGCTCGCACCATTGCCATAGCTGCAAGTTCGGCGGTGGCCCGTGGGAATTGGCGGCGATGGTTTGGGGTTGCACTCTTGAGGAAGCCGGGAAGAAGATCGGCGAGTTCTTTCGTCGCCCGATGTCTCTCGAGGTTCCTCGGGTCACGATCCGAACCTCTCAAGAGAAGAAGGTCTTCGAGCTTCCTTCGGGGGTTGTGATCCCCGGGCCCGGGGGTCGGTGGTTCGGGCCTGCTCTTCGTTATCTCGAGAGCCGGGGGATTACTCGTGAACAAGCCGACAGATGGGGGCTTGGCTACGCGGTAAAGGGGCGACTCGTGAATCGAGTCATTTTCCCCGTTTGGACGGAAGGCGAACTCAGAACCTACTCGGCTCGGGCGATCGCCCCTGGGATGAAGCGGTATGATGCCGGGCTCGAGAAGCTCGGGGCGCAACCGAAGCGGGCTCTCTTCGGTGAGCATCTTTTCGACCGGTCGATCGGGATCGTCACGGTTGCGGAAGGTTGCCCCTCGACTCTCGCTCTCGAACGGGCCGGGGCTCCGAATCCGGCCGGTATGCTCGGGAGCTACCTCACCCCCGACCGAGCTCGAATGTTGTCGTCCTTCCCGGCCGTTCTCATCGCGACCGATCCCGACGCGGCCGGCGAGAAGGTCGCTCAATGGATAGACGTTCTTTCGCGGCGCGCGGAGGTCCGTCGGATTTCGCTCGAGCTCGCCCCCGACGATACGCCCCCGGCAGAGCTCTATCGTAAAGTGCAATCCGTTCTTGACACTTTGTAAGTTACGAGAGATTCTTTTTTCATGAAAACTTTAGAAGAGCGGTTTTGGTCATATGTTGCGAAGGGGAACGAAGAAGAATGTTGGGAGTGGCGAGGGGCTTTGAAAAAAAACGGATATGGTGTGTTGACTGTAAATCATCGTCAAGTGTTGGTTCATCGTCTTTCTTATGAGTTACATAACGGCGATATTGGCGATTTGTGCGTATGTCATTCTTGCGACAATCCGAAATGTGTGAATCCGAATCATCTCTTTCTCGGCACTCATCAAGAGAATATGGACGATAAGGTTGAAAAGGGTAGGGTTTCAAGGGGCGAAGATTTGCCTCAGACGAAGCTAACCGTTGAAGATGTTCTTTTTATTCGCGAATCGGCAGAATCACTTCGGGCTCTTTCAAAGCGATTTGGAGTTTCGTATCAGGCGATCTCGCTCATACGGAATCGAAAGACGTGGAATCATGTATGATTTCCGCCCCATGCAACTTTTTTCAAAAAGCTCTTGACTCTTTGTGAGGGCACCCCGTATAACTGAATCATCGGGTCGGCGATCGGCTCGAAGGGTCAAACCCTCAAGGCTCGGAACGAAAGGTGAAACCATGTCAACTGTCCCCGCTACTGCTGAAGATCTTCTCGCCGGTCTCAATGCCGAGCAGAGAGAAGTCGTCGAGTTTTTCACAGGGGCCGCTCTCGTCGTCGCGGTTGCGGGTTCGGGCAAGACCCGCGCTCTCGTTCATCGGATCGCTTATCTGATTAGAGAGCGCAATGTGAATCCCGGCGAGATTCTTGCGGTCACCTTCTCGAAGAAGGCGGCCGAAGAGATGAACGAGCGGCTCCGGTCGCTCGGGGTCTACGATTGCCGAGTTGGAACGTGGCATTCGTTGTGCTGGGAGATCATTCGGAAAGAATGCCCGGAGTATCAAACTGAATGGGAGCTCGACACGAAGGATCGATTCCGCGTCGTCGTCAAGACCGCTATCGGTTGGCAGGGGATGAAGTGGCAGGGTGCCGATCTGCAAACGATTCTTTCCTTCATCGGGATTTGTAAGAGTCGGCTCGCCGAACCGGGAACCCCCGAAGCCTTCGCGATCGCTCAAGAGCTCTTCGACTCGAACCCGTGCGGGAAGAACGATCCGCACCTTCTGAGCGAAGCCTATTTCAGATCTCAAGAGGGGGCCGAGCAACGTCGGATCTTGACCTTCGACGATATGCTCGTGATCGCCTATCGCCTTCTGTGCGACGAAGATGTGAGGCTTCGTTGGTCCGGTCGCTTCAATTTCATGCTTCAAGACGAGGCGCAAGACGAGAACATGGCTCAGGTCGCGATTGCTGAGAAGCTCGCTCGCGATCACGGGAACTATATGTGCGTTGGCGATCCGGCTCAGTCGATCTATGGGTTCCGTGGTTCCGTTCCCTCGAAGCTTCTCGCCTTCGAGATCGAATGGAACGCTCGCGTGATCCGAATGAGTAAAAATTACCGTTCGGTGGACGCGATTCTCGGCGCGGCGAATGGGGTGATCCGGGCGATGGACCCGACGACTCATCTCGGGGTCATGATGGAGGGCTGTAGGGGCGACACGACTGAGATCAACGTGATCGAGCTCGAAGATATGGACGAAGAGGGGCGGGCGATTGTTGACGAAATGAAGGCTCGTCATGAGTCGGGCGCCGAGTGGTGCGATATGGCCGTTCTCTATCGCACGAACGCACAATCTCGTGGTCCGGAAGAATTTCTCATTGCTAACCGCGTTCCCTATGTGGTGATCGGCGGGACGAATTTCTACAACCGGAAAGAGGTCAAAGACCTTCTTTCTTATCTTCGCGTCGCGGCCGACCGTGCGAATGAAGCCGACTTCAAGCGGTGCATCAATACTCCCTTCAGATATCTCGGGAAAGCCACCGTCGATCATTTCGTTGGGGATCGTCGTCCCCGCGAGAATTGGACGGCTTCGGTTCGCCGCGTCGCCGATTCGGGTCGTGGGATTCAGTACCGACAGAAGACGGCCGCCTATGAGTGGGCCGGTCTCATTGACTCGATCGCTCAGTCGATGATGATCCGTGAAAAGGCGCGTCTCGACTTCGAGACCCGTCTCATTCTCGAAGACTCCGAACCCGATGCGGTTCGCCCACGCATCCGAGATCACCTTCCCGCCGCGATTCTTGAGAGGGTGATCAAAGAGACTGACTTCGTGAAGTATCTCACTCGAGACGAGGGCGCCGAGACGGTCGAGAATAACCGCGTGAGTAACGTTCGCGAGCTCGTGCGGGCCGCCGAACGGTTCACGACGGTACATGAGCTTCTCGACTATATCGACGAGACCGTTCGGGCGGCAGAAGAGGCGTCGAAGGATCACGACGCGAACCGCGTAACGCTCTGCTCGCTTCATAGGTCGAAGGGTCTCGAGTGGAAGTCGGTTTGGATCGTCGGTGCGAACGAGAAGATTCTGCCTCACGGTCGCGCGACTGATATCGAGGAAGAGCGCCGCCTTTTTTATGTTGGCGTGACTCGCGCTATGAATGAACTTACCATCTCTCGGGTAAGAATTGCGGCATTCGGTGCGCGAGTGATCGGGCTCGAACCGTCTCGCTTCCTTGCCGAAGCCGGTCTCGAGGTGCTTTAGTGGGTCGCTTTGAATCCGACCTTCTCGGGCTCCGTTCTGGTGAGCTCTCTTTCGAGATCTTCACCAGGCGGAACCGGGAACGGTTCGCGAAGTGGGCATCCTATTTCATTGACCGTTACCGTCCACATGGGCTCGATATCGACGATCTCGTTCAAGACGGGTTGATCGAGGCATGGCGAGCCGTCGACGGTTGGGAAGAAAGACTCGGAGTTTCGATTCAACGCCGAGTCGAATACAAGGTCGGTGAGCGTATGGATCGAGAGGTGAAGCGAGCTCTCGGGTGGCCGCGACGCGACCGAGACAAGCCGGCTCAACAAGTTTTCGCTCCTATGGCGATCGAATGTGCTGTTTCGTCAGCGATAGGAGTCGAGAAGAGGATCGAGCTCGCCGCCGTCGTTTCAACGCTTTCGTGTCCTCTTGAACGCGACGTAACGATCGGGATTGGGATGGGGGCTTCGATTCGGGCGGTTGCTGCGTATCTCTATTCTGACCCCAGAAAACGACTGTGGTACGAATTCGATTCGGGAGATCATGCCGTTCGATGCGTTCGGGCGGCCGTCAAAAAGGTAACGAAAACGTTGGAGAAAGCACCATAGGCCGATCGATCTGGTTTGGAAACCCGGGTTTCCAAGAAGAAAAAAGTTGACGGTCTCATAAAAAAGTTGAAAGCTAGTCCGATAATCATAAGGAAGCCGAAAGGGCGAAAGCCCGGGGAGAGAGAAAAAAAATGCCTCTGAAGAATGAAGACGTCGAAATCAACGCCGATGCGATCATGTCGGTCGCCGGAACCCTCGAGATCGAGCTTTCGAGCAACGATCCCGACACCATCGTCGACGAGATGAGGGCGGCCTTTGCCATTCGTCTCGAGGGGATTCCAGAGGATCAATGGGTCAAGTGCGAAGTGTGCGGCGAGGTGACGGACAACGATCCTCGGATCACCTTCTGTCCCTTCTGCGGCGATGAGGGCGAAGAGGAGCTCGAGGTGGAGGGCGAGGAAGACGAGGAAGATGAGGGAGACGAAGTGATCGACGGTGCCGATTACGATGATTCCCCCGACCCCGAGGAAGCTCCGACCGTGGATCTCGACGCCGATGATCCGATCCAGGTCGAGATTCCCGAGGCGCCCACCGAGAAGGCGTCTTCCGAGCCCGAGAAGGCCACGAGTGGTGGCAAGGGTGGCAAGGGTGGCAAGGGTGGCAAGGGTGGCAAGGGTGGCAAGGCCACGGCGAAGGGCAAGAACGAACTCCCTGCCGACAAGCCTCCGACGAAGCAGGGTGCTCCTGCGAAGAAGCGGGGTGCTCCGAAGAAGGACGCTGAGAACGAGACGGCGATCATCCCTGACGAGAAGCGGGCCGAAATGCTCGCCGAGCTCACGACCGAGAAAAAGAAGATCGAGGAGGGGCAAAAGTCGATGCTCACCTCGGGCTATGATCTCGGCGAGAGCTTGCGACGGGTATATACGGGAGAACTCTGGAGAGCGGAGGGCCATAAGGACTGGCGGGTTTTCTGCGCGTCGATCGGGATCTCCCATACGCTCGCCTACAACCTCATGAAGATTGTCGATCAATTCTCGAGAGACGACTTCATGAAGGTCGGACAGAAGAAGCTTTCGCTCATCGCTCGAGCCGAGCCCGAGGATCAGCCGGCTCTGCTCGAAGAGGCGAAGAAGGGGAAGTCTGCTCGACAGATCGACGCCGAGGTGAAGGCGGGCAAGGGCAAGGGCAAGGGCAAGGGCAAGGGCAAGGGCAAGGGTGAGGCGCCGAATCCGAAGGGAGTCGAGGGCGGTAGCGTCGGACGCCCGAAGATCGAGGATCAGACGATCACTCTTCTCGGCAAGGTCGGAGGCAAGGCGAAGACCTATGCTTTCCGGTCGCGGAAGGATTCTTCGGAAGTGGCCGAGTGGGCCCCCGACACCTACGTCGAGATCCCGATTTCCGAGACGGTCGTTCAATATATCGTGTTGAAGACCGACAAGACCGGAAAGCCGGTCGGGCTAACGACCGCATTCCGCAAGGTCGAGCCGGGCGAGAAGTCGACCGAGAACCCCGCCGAAGATTCCGTCGAGTAGTCTCTTCTCTTCTCTTCACTTCTCTTCTGAAATCTTCACACTTTGACCGATAATCAAAGGGAACGAAAGGTTTTCCTTTGACGACTAAATTCGTTTCCGCTTGGACGGAAAAAAACAAGACATATCTCGTTGAAAGAATCAATGAAGACACTGTGAAGATTCGAGCGGTTCCCGCTCGCTTCTCGTTCTTCGTGACAGGTCTCGACGAATATGATCGGATGGCTCTCGGGCGTGATCCGGGGGTGATCGGCGTGATCGATCAAGGTCGATACACTCGGGTCAATTGTCGAAATCATTGGACGAGGAAGGAACTTGTAGAAGTTCTCGAAGAAGCGATTGTTCGGAACGAGTCGGGGGCGAAGATTCTCGAGGCCGACGTGTCACCTCTTCGACGGCTCTTGAGCGATGTTCCGAATCTCGAGATCGATCCCGAACCGAATGTTGTTTTCCTCGATCTTGAGACTGACTCGCGGGCGACATTTTCCGAAGCGACACGGGGCGAAGCTCGTCTTCTCTCGTTCGCGGTTTGTGACGCGGCCGGGCGGGCTTCCTCGGGCCTTCTCGCTGCCGATACTGACGAAGCCGAGCGTTCCCTTTGGGGCGAGTTTTTCGATGTTCTGAGGGGCTATGACTGCGTTCTCGCGTGGTATGGATCGGGCTTCGATTTTCTCGTGATACAGAATCGATCCGTTCGGCTTGGAGTGACTCTCAACGGCCGAGAGATTCAATGGCACAGATGGACGTGGTTGGATCATCTTGAGCTCTTCATGAAATATAACAAGCTCGGAACGGGAGAGGAAAAGACTTCATACGCTCTCGATCACGTCGCGCAATATCTACTTGGTGAAGGGAAGGGGAAGCTCGCCTTCGATAGCTCGAAGACATGGGAAGCTTGGGCGGCGGGCGGCGAGGAACGCGAGAGACTTCTTCGATACAATGAGCAGGATGCCGCTCTTCTTCCGAGAATCGAAGAGAAGACCGGCTTCCTCGCTCTTCACTTGGCGGTCTGTCAGATTTGCCGAGTTTTTCCAGATACCGAATCGCTCAATGCGACTATTCAGGGCGACGGATTTCTTTTACGACTAGGGGAGGAACACGGCATTCGTTGGCCGACTAAGAAGCCGGTCGACGATGAAGCGGTTTATGAGAAATTCAAGGGCGCTTATGTAATGGAACCCGGGCGTTATGGTGCGATTCCGACCGTTCATGTTGCTGATTTCGCCGGTCTATATCCATCGATCATGCGAACGTGGAATATGAGTCTTGAGACGAAGGTGAATCTTCGGGGTGTTTATGACGACATTCCCGAAGATGTAGAACTCGAACCCCGAGTCAAATCGGGTTTGTGCCAACTCCCGAACCGGGCGACGTGGTTCAAGACGACCGAAGAGGGGATGTTCAAGATTGCTCTCGATCGATTGGTTTACAAGAGGGCCGAGTATACGGCTCTTATGAAGAAGGAAACCCCCGGCTCGAAACAACACGAGAAGTTCAAGCGTCTCTCGCAAGCTTTCAAGACGGTCGCGAATAGTTTCTATGGGATCGTCGGCTCGCCGTTCTCGAGGTTCTTCGACGTCGAGATCGCGGAAGGTGTCACTCAAACCGGGAAGTGGCTTCTTCAAAACGTGATTCGCGAGTCACAAGCGGTCGGCTTCGATCCATTCTATGGTGACACCGATTCGGTGTTCGTTGCCGGCTGCACGCCCGAAGAGTTTCGAGCTCTCGTTGATGCTCTCAACGAGTCATGGTCGAAGCGGCTCGAACCGTGGGGGATCGGTAGTCACTTCATCGATCTCGACTTCGAGAAGACTTTCTCTCGAATTATCATGATCACGGCGAAGCGATATGTCGGGAAGTTCCTCATGTACAAGGGCAAGGCGGCCCCCGACGACGCGCCCCCCGAGGTGAAGGGACTGGAATTCAACCGGGGCGATTCGATCCGTCTTGCCCGGGATTTCCAACGTCAAGTGATTGATCGGTTACTTGAAAGGGACTTGCCTTCGGCGGCCGATATGCGAGATCTCGTTCTCGATTGGAAGAACCGAGTCTATCGGGGTGAGCTCTCGCTTGAAGATGTTGTGATGAGTCAATCTCTCTCGAAGTCTCTTAGAGAATACTCTGTGCAGAGCGCGCCGCCTCATGTGCGGGTTGCTCGTCTCATGGTCGAGAGAGGGGAACAGATCGGCGAAGGGGCTCGAGTTCGATTTCTCGTGATTCCCGGCGATGGCTCAAAGCTCAATCCAATTCCGGCTTCTGATCCAGGCGCTCTCGAGAGGATCGATCGGATCTATTATTGGGGGAGGAAGGTCTATCCGCCCGTTCAACGTGTTCTGGAGAAGGTCTATCCGAAAGAGCAGTGGGCCGAGACGACCAAAGAGAAAAGAAGCCGCGAATTTGAAGCCAAGGGTCAAGGCACTCTCTTTGATACGATAGGGAGCCATTCCACCGTGACACCACGAAGGAGGAAGAAGAGGCGAGTCGATGGGCTCGAGATCACGATTGTTGAAGGATCGCCTTTTACAGATGGGGGCGCCGAGAAGGTTCGTCGAGAGCGTCTTCTCAAGGCGATTCACACGGCGATCGATGCGAACCCCGGTGAGGTTCCTGTGACCGTCGTTGTCGCGTTCAAGAGCTATACCGAAGGCAAGGAAGAGACGGTGAAGGTTTACATCGACACGAAGACGACGATCGCCGATACACCCGCGAGTCGGGCCGCTCTCATGAGAATTCTCTCGAAGCCCGATCGGTTCGAGTTTTTGTCATAGAAATGTGTTCGTCCGTCCGATAATCGAGACAAGGGAGAAAAGTTCATGGCAACGAGACGCAAAATCGGTTCCGGTGAAGAGAAGGACGTGCTCGAGACGAAGCCGTTTCAGGGTTCAAGCGAGCAGGACAATAACTCGGTTTCCTACGCTGAACCGGGGATCGCTTGGGGCAATGTGATTCGAGACGTTCTCAGGATCGATAATCCGGCTTGGCTCGCGAAGCGATTGCGAGGCGAGCTTACGTTGAGCGACGAGGGGCGTTCTTCCTACGGCTCCCTTCTCGCTGCTCTCGACAGGTCGGCGAGGAATTACGACGACGCTTACATGCTCTATCGCGGGGCGAAGGTCGAGGAATCTCGATTCGCTCTCGAGCTCCGAGAGCGATTCGAGGTCATGAAGGAACACGCATCGTCTGAGTTGATGGACGAATACAAGGAGAAGAAGCGGCGGTCTCCGACGACCGAGGACATAGAAGATCGAATGATGTCGAGTTGGCCCGATGAATACAGGCACCTCAGAACAAAGGAAGCCGAACTCCATGCGGCGGTGAGAAGTTTGGAAACGCTTGCGAAGGCGTGGTCGTCCAGGTGCGCCGATCTTCGAGCAATGGCCGATATGTTCACGGCCAGAAAGAACGGGTGAAGACATGGGTCTCGGATTGGCGAGCTTTCTCAACCACAACGAAGGGTCTGCTCGAAAATTTCTCAAGGACTGGAAGAAGAAGGGATCGATCGTGGTGTGGCTCTATACCCGAGCAGATATCGCTTGGGCTTCGTGGAATCATTCCTTTGTAGCATATGGAACCTATAAGAACGACAAGGACGAAGAGGTCGAGTGTCTCAAGTATCCCCGCTTTGTCTCGCCCGATCCCGAGGTGGTCCATCAGAATCAATACTTCCGCAACGAGGGTGACGATTCGATGCAAATACCACCGTCGCTCGATCCATTCCTTCGCCTTCGGGAATGGCTCCGACTCGATTGCGATTTGCCTCTCGATACCGTCATCTTCCGTTGGGAGAACCCCCACCCGAAGCCCGGGAAGAGCCCGATCATCGAATGGCAACGTGGGCACCTTGCCCGGTTGGTCGATCGTGGGCGGTACAACTTCGGTGCGTCGCTCGACACGAAACTTGAGTATTTCTTCGTCGTTGTCGACAACGAGAAACCACAAGATGGGGCCCAGATCGTTCGGGGAACCAAGCTTCTCGGAGACGTGATGAAGAAGGAGATCGGACATCAGATCGAGAGCGATGGTGAGAAGGGCAATCCGCTGATCCATCCGTATGCGTTCAAGTGGGTCTATGACGATTCGGCCGGTTCTCCGATGGATTCATACCGCGCGTTTCGCTATAACGCGGCGGAACTCACACCGCAGATCCGCGAAGCGATCACGAGCTCCGAGTATCCCGATCCGTCGCAAGATTGCAAACCTCGGGCGGGCGACAAGGCGAAGATCCGGGCTGCCATGGAAGCTGCCGCACAAGTCGATCTCCCATGGGATCGACTCTTCGTTCCCGAGTGGGAAGACGAAGAACCCGGCGATTTCAACTATGGTGCGAATGCGGGCTCTCAGGTGGTCTCTCAGGGCTCGGGAACCTCGGGGGGTGCCACGGGGCGGCCGGCTTCTCAGACGGGCTCTCAGGGGCCGTCTCGCGAACGGGAGAGCCATGCGGTGAGCGGCGCGCAATCTGCCCGTCGGAAGAAGGTCAACAAGCCCGAGCCCCCGCCTCCGAATGTCGAGATGATCAAGTGCGATGACTGCGACACGATGCTTCGACCGGATCAAGCGAAGTGTCCGAATTGTGGAGCGGAATACGAGGTCGATTCTGAACCCACCGTTTCCTCCAATTCGGTGCAACAGGAAACCCGGGTTTCCAACGGAACGACCGGAACGACCGGAACGACCGACGTCACATGCTGGTCTTGTGGTGGTCCCGTCGTGAAGGGAAGTTGCACGAATTGCGGGCTCGAAGCAGGAGACGAAATTCCGTTCTAGATGCCGTTACGTCTTACTCTCCTACTTTTCTTTCTTTGATTCTTCCTTGATTCTTCCTCACAAAACACGTTCCTCTCGTCCGATAATCAATCGAGAGGTGACAATGGCAACGCGACGGAAGAAAGTCGTGAAATCCGAAGAAGAGAATGGTAATCACTTCGTCGAGTCGGCGTCGTGCGATGAAGAAGGGGATGAGGCTTTCTTCGATTCCTTGACCCCGTGTAGCGAAGAGGTTCTAGATCGAATTCCGGCCGGTTGGTCAGGAGACTACATTGAAGCGGCCGGCAAACTTGAAGGTTGGGGTCAAGCTGGAGATGTTCTCGACGAGATCATTTCTGTTCGGACGGTTTTTCCCGATTTCAATCGAGCGACTCATGTAGGCGGGATTCCCGTTCGTCGAATTCATACGGTTCACGGTCCGACTCACGGCGGGAAGACTGCGTTTGTTCTAGGGCTCGTGAAGAGTTTCGTCGACGTGGGATATCTCGGCGGCTTCGTTGATGCGGAATTCTCGCTAGGGAAGGAATTCGGCGAAGAGATCGTTTGCGACTTGCGGAAGAAGCCGAACTTTCTTGCTGTTCGTCCGGAGAACTATGAGGAGACGATCGAGAAGGTCGATACTTTCTTGGTTCGTGCTGGGAAGGTTCGAGACAAGTTTCCCGATGCGAAATCAATTCTTGTTGTCGATTCGATCAACAAGCTAGTTCCGAAGCGAGAGCTCGACAAGTTCCTGAAGGAAGGACAGATCAACGAGAAAGGAGCGGTCGAGCTCACGAAGGGGCATCATGGGAGATATCGTGCGGCTCTCAATCAAGCGTGGCTGGATCATCTCACCCCGCTCGTTGCCCGAGCGGATTGTGCGCTCATTCTGATCGCGCAAGAACGCGACGATCAAGACACTACCGACTTCTTCAAACAAGAATTCAAGGTGAAGGGCGGCGCGGCTCTTCTCTTCGACGCTTCGCTCGTGATTCGTGTGATGAAGAGTTCGCCCGTCTTCATCAAACCGAGTGACGAGAAGAAGAACGAGAACATTTGCGGATTCGGACATCGGGTGAGGATCTGGAAAAGCAAAGTCTCTCATATGGAGGGTCGTTATACCGATTGCATCTTTCATCTATCGAACGGGCGACTCACACCGAAGGGGCTCGACATGGCGCGCGACGCGATGATCGTCGCGATCAAGGTCGGTGTGCTCTCGCAGTCGGGGGCGTGGTATTCGTATCGTGGTCGCCGAACTCAAGGATTCAACAATATGCTTAGTCGTCTCGTCGAACGACCGGCTCTTCTGCAAGATTTGCTTGTCGATGTCAATTTCAAGATGGATCGAGAAGCGGGGAGAATCTAGATATGTTCAACTATATCAAGCCGCGACCGTGGGGGGCTCTTGACTTCCTCGGTTCCATTCTTCTCGGGTTCTTGCTCTTTGTGCTCTTCATTGCGGGGGGCTTGCGTCTTCTCAACGTGATCAGCGAGCTCGAAGAGGGCGCGTCCGAGTTCGCCTATCAAGCGGCCGTTCTGATCGTATGGTGTCTCGTCTTCAGAGGAATCTCGAATTCCTTCGTCCGTGGATTCAGACGACGTTGGCGAGAGACTCATGAGGAAGGGTGGTTCAGATGACAAGGATACTTCTAACGGCCGATTGGCACATCGACGCGGTAACGGGCGGTCTTCCTCGAGTTGATGAGATCGATCCCTTCGTAGAAGAGCTCAAGGAAGCGGTCATTCGGGAGAAAGTTTCTCATTTGATTCACATGGGAGATTTTTTTGACCCGGGCGGTATGCTCTGCTCGTTCTATACCGAGAAGGTGATCATGATTGTGAGCGACCTTCTCGCCGTCGATCGGCTCGACACGATCACCCTTCTCGCCGGCAACCACGACGTGATCGAGAGCTCTCGAGGAACCACAACGATCAGCCCGGTTGCCGCCGCATTCTCGGGCGAGCCGAGGGTCCAAGTCTTCGAGCAACCTTCGAGGTTCGTTCTCACGACTCAACCCGATCAGATCATTCGGGGGCTCGCCCTTCCCTACGTTGCCCGTGCGGCCTATCGAGAGGAAGCCTTTCCCGAAGCCGTGAAGGGGCTCTCAGAGCTTGGAGACTACCCCCTGATAGTCGTCGGTCACATGACCGTTCCGGGGGCTGTGCTCGGGTCTGAGAGCTCGGATATGCCACGGGGACGAGAGATCGATCTTCCGGTCTTCGAGCTCTCGAAGCTTCGTCCGGTTTTCATCGCGAACGGTCACTATCATCGAGCACAAGTCACCGAATCGAACGTCGTGATTCCGGGCTCGCCTTTCCGCTTCACCTTCGGCGAAAGGAACGACAAGAAAAAGGGATTCACGATTGTCGAGATCGTTCACAAGTAAACCCGGGTTTCCAAGCTCGAAAGGGGAACATATGAACATCGTTCAACCGTCCTATGAGATCGTTGAGTGCCCCGAAGATCCGCTCAAGCGGATCGAGAAAGCCGCTCGAACGTGCTACAAAACTGAGGATCGGATCGATGAGGGTTCGGCCGAGCGACTCGTTCGTCACCTCGTTTCGAGACGTCACTTCGCTATGCTCGAATTCGGCGGGGTTCTTTGGGTTCGGTTTATCTCGAACCGTGGCTTCTCTCATGAGCAAGTGAGACACCGGCTCGCGAGCTATGCTCAAGAGTCAACTCGATATTGCAATTATGGGCAAGATAAGTTCGGAAGTGAGGTGAGCTTCATCGATCCTCAAACCATCGTTCCGAAGCGATGGACCGGTGAACAGATCGAGACGTGGCTTCTCGGGTGCGATGAGTGTTTCCGCTTTGCCGAAGAGTGGTATCTCAAGATGATCGATATGGGGATTCCGGCGCAGTATGCTCGAGAGATTCTTCCAATCGGCTTGAAGACCGAGATCAACGTTCAAGCGAACTTTGTCGAGTGGCGACATATCTTCGAGCAACGAACCTCATTAGCCGCTCATCCCCGAATGAGAGAGCTCATGATCCCTCTTCTTCGCGACGTTGCCGATCGTGTTCCAATCATCTTCGATGATCTTCTCGGGGGGCTCTCATGAAGTCGCGGAAGAAGGGGAAGACGGAGCCGAAGACGGAGCCGAAGGAACAACTAGTTCCCTATGCCGAGAGGGGCGGTATGGTCGGGATCTCGAATCCGGGGGCTTTGCCGGTTCGAGTGAGCTTTCATGAGGTGAAGACTTCCGAGCTCGTTGAGATCGCCGATCTCAACGCCGCCTATCCCGAGGTGAAGGATCGATTCGTCAAGGTCTGCCCGAGACTTCGGGCGAGCAAGCGACAGACTTTCGACGGGGCGACGGTCGCGGCCGAGCTTCGTGAGCTCGGGGCCCGTTCGGTCGTTCTCGCGCCGATCATCGCCCCTGACGCGGTGAAGGTGAAGTCGAAGGTCTCGCTCTCTCAGACCCCTCGAGAAGCCGTGAAGACATGGTGTGACGAGCAACGAATCACGGCGGAAGAGCGGGCCGCTATGGCCGATCTGATCTTCGGCTTCATGACGGAAGAGGGTTTGTGATGATCAAATTGTGTAGTTATTTAGAGTTATCATTATATGAGAAATTAGAGATAACCCGTAGGGTTTTGCGGGAATATACAAAGGGAAAAAATAATATTGTTATTTCTTTTAGTGGGGGGTTAGATTCAACCGTTTTGTTACATTTGGTTAGATCGCTTGTCGGTAATATTCCAGCGATGTTTTTGAATTCTGGAAATGAATATCCTGAAATAAGAAAGTTTGCATTAGGTGTTGATAATGTTCAAATGGTGAAGCCAAAAGTTAGCTTTTTGCAAGTCATATCTGAGTATGGTTATCCAGTCATTTCAAAAGAAGTTTCTCAACGATTGTTTGAGTTTAGAACGTCTCGAAGTCAGTATATGAAAGATAGACTTCTGGCAGTAGAAGGTTATGATTTCAAATATCGAAATTCTATACCGAAGAAGTATCGTCATTTGTTATATTCTCATTTGAAGATAAGTCATAAATGTTGCACATTTATAAAAAAACGGCCGATGAATTTAGCTATGAAAGGGGTCGATTGTAATATTCAAGGATGCACGGCTTTAGAGTCTATGTTGAGGCAACAACGGTTTTCTAAGTATGGGTTTGAAAAAAACAAAAGGGAGATGTCCGTTCTTTGGCCGATTGCCCATTGGACAAAAGAAGATTGTTTTCAATATTTGAGAGAGAGAGAGATACCGTATTGTGAATTGTATGATTTGGGATATCAAAGAACGGGTTGTATGTTTTGTTTGTATGGTGTGCATAGAGAAGAGTATCCTAACAAGATTCAACTTATGAGTGCGACGCATCCTCAATTTCATCGTTATATGATACGCAAGTTGAATTTGTTAGAGTGGTCAGAATTATTAGGGTTTGATTGTTTTATTGAATGTAGCCGGGATCAGAAAACAGAATGTTTGAGAGAATTATTTGAGGAGAACGATCGATGATCATCGAACGCATTGAGATCAAGAATTGGCTCGCCTTCCGAGGTGAGCATATCCTCGATCCCGTTCCGACCGGCGCGATCTCCGTCGTCGCTCGATACGACGACAATCCGAGGCGATCGAATTGGGCGGGGAAGACCGCTTTTCTCGAGTCGATCGAGTGGGCTCTCTTCGGTGTTCATCGGAAGCGATACGAAGACGAGGTGATCTTCACGGGCGAAGATGAGGTAAGCGTTCATCTCGTCTTCACCGACGACTTCCATGTGATCCGGTCGCGCAAACGAGGGAAGGCGACCCGTCTCGTCGTTGTTCAAGACGGTCTCGAATACGAGAAGAAGCCGGCCGAAGAGCTCGTGAAGACCCGTCTCGGCTTCGACGCTATCGACTTCCGGGCGACGGTTTGCTTCGCTCAAGGTGATACGGAAGCGATCGTTGAGAGAACTTCGGGTGAGCGGCGGAAGGTGATCGGGCAATGGCTCGAACTTGACGCATGGGCGAGGATCGGGGCTCGGGCGAGAGCTCACTTGAAGAAGCTTGCCGACTTCTATCAAGAGCGGCGCGGTTCGATCGGCGCGATCGAAGAATCTCTGATCGAAGAGGTTCACGCGATCGTCTCGGAAGAAGAAGTTCAAGGGTGGCTCGAAGAGGGTGAGGAAGGTCCGACTCTTGCGATCCGGGGGTGGATTGATAGCGACACCCCTCAAGAGCTCTTCTTCGAGACTCGCAAGGCGAGCGACGAGATCGCTTTGAAGATTGCTCGCTCGGCTCTCGAGGGGGTCGAGACGAAGCTTCAAGGCTTTGCCGGGATCGAGTCGGCCGAGTCGGCTCACCGTCAACGAGAGCTCTTCATCGAAGAGGGGAAGCGTCTTCGCGAAGAGCTCAAGGGGGCGGGTGTCGCCGGTCTCGAGGAAGCGAACGAAGCCTTCTCTCGGGCGAGTGGTTCCGTCGAGTCGGCTCGAACCGAGGTGAGGGAAGCCGAAGAGCTCTGTCGAGGCAACTTCGACGGTGTGTGTCCGGTCACTCGGGCGGCTTGCTCGGTCGCCGATGAGGTGAGAGCGAATCGTGAAGCTGCTCAAACCCGACTCGAGACGGCCCGAGGTGAGCTCATCGAACGGCAAGCCAAGAAGGAAGAGAAGCGGCGAGAACTCAACCTTCTTGCTCAAGAGGAACGAACGCTGCAAGGGAAGCGAGAACGCTTCAAGCTCGTTGTCGCGGAAGTGAAGCGACTTGAACCTCTCTCGCGCAAATGGATTGAGAGCGACCGACCGAGCCCGGCCGAGATTCAAAAGCTCAAGGCGGATCAAGTCGAATATCATCGGCGAGTGATCGAACTCGAATCTGCGATTCGCACGGTCGAAGACAAGGTCGGTCGGATTCACTCGGAGCGAACTCGGTTGAAGAAGATTCGCGATTCTCTCGATGGGTTGGAAAGAGACGTTCGGATCGCGAATCTCGCGGTGAAGGCGACGAGTCAAACGGGAATTCCGGCATACATCGCCGAAGCGATTCTCGTGAAGCTCGAAGAGCGGGCGAACGTTCTTCTCGCCGGCTCGGGGTTGAGCTTCGCCTTCTCGCTCGATCGCGAGACGAAGGATCTTGCCCCGACTTGCTTTGAGTGTGGTTACGTCTATCGGGGAAGGAAGGACAAGGCTTGTCCGGCTTGTCAGACTGAGCGGGGAATGAAGCGGGCTGACGAACTCGAAATTCTCGTTGAAGACGGTTCGGGAACACTCGAAGACGTGAAGACCAAATCGGGTGGTGCGAAGGTTCTCGTCGGTTCGGCGATTCGTCTCGCGGCCGGTCTGATGCTTCGAGAACTTCGCGGTTCTTCTTGCGCGTTCGCCATGGTTGACGAACCCTTCGGGGCTCTCGATGCGGAAAACCGCGCCGCTCTCGCCGGAACCTTTTCTTCAATGCTTGGGGCGGTCGGGCTTGAACAAGCCTTTGTCGTCTCACATGACACGGCTCTTCTCGACGCTCTCGCTTCTCGTGTGCTCATTTCGAGGCATAGAGACCATTCTTCAATCGAGGTGATTTCGTGAGTGGTTACATGCAAGGGGGCGTGACGAAGAGAAGTCCGTTAGATGATTACCCGACTCCCCGAGAGCCCGTTTATGTTTTGCGACGTTTTCTTGAGAGTCGTTTCGATTTGCATTCTGAAATTGATTTTTTTTTACGAGCCATTTGCTGGCTACGGTGCGATTGTTTCTGAGTTTCGATGTTCAAGCCAGTTTAGAGAATTTCGTTGGTTTGGATCTGAAATAAATTTGAATTATGAGAATGATCTTTTGTTAGTTTGTGATGACGTGAGAATTGCCGATTGTTTTGATATTGAATGGCCAGATTCGCACATTGTGACGAATCCGCCGTTTCGGCGATTAGATGAGCTTTGGCCGTTATGTTCTAAGCATCGCGATCGGTTTGGAAAAAGCGTTTCTGTATTTATGCCGGTCGCGTGGTGGAATGCTGAAAAAAGGCAAGCTTATATTCGCCCCGATATAATATTGTCGTTGGGGTGGCGGCCTGTTTTTAGAAAAAAAAACCATCGGTCCGGCTCATAAGGGCTCGCAGGATTTCGTGTGGTCTATTCTTTTGGAACGGCCGAGAGACGAGACAATTTGGATTCGTGTTGAGAAGCCGAATTTGAACGAGATTTCTCGGAGATCGAATGTTGGTCCCCCTGCCGAACTTTGGGAGATGTGAAGTGTTGAAGAAGAGCTCAAAGGCGCAGCAACGGCGCGACGCTCTCGCGGCTTGGTGGGATCGGTCACCGTGGCCTTGTGTCATCCTCGCCGTCGATCCCGGTAGGGCGGCCGGCGCGACGATTCTGATCTCTCGACCGAGCGGCTTTGCGATTCACCGTTGTGAACCGGTCGATACCTATTCACGAGAACTCGAAAACGTGATTGGTGAGGCGATTTCGGTTTCGGAGCGAGAGAATCTTCCTCTCTTCCTCGTTCTTGAGGATTGGGGCGCGGGTGGTAATCGCGGGATCTCACAATGGCTCGGGCTTGGGGAAGCTCGGGGTCCGTGGCGACGAGAGTTTCTGATCGAGTGTGAGAATTATTCTTTTCTTCGGAAGAAGAACGTTGCGAAAGTGAACATGACTCGTTGGCGTTCTCGAGTCGTTCCAGAGACGGGGAATCGTGACGAGAACGGGTTTCGACGCTTCGAGCCAGATGAATGGAAGGTCGCCGCTCACCGGGCGGCTTGTGAGCTCTTCCTCAACACATGGGTTCCGATTCTTGACGCGGCCGAGTCGGCTTGTATTGCTGCTTATGCCGCTAGAAGTGACGAGATCGGGAATCTACTTCCGAAGAGGTTACTCGCTTCCTACGGTCTCACCTTCACCCCTCTTGAGCCCCTCATCAAATAGAACTCTTGTCGCTGTCCGATAATCAAGGTGAGTGTTACTATTTCAAAACTAAGATTTGAGGAACCATGAGCTCATCAACTCGCAAGAATAGAGGCGGCGCCGATAACTATCCAACGCCTCTATGGGCAGTGAGACGTCTCTGTGAAATGCTCGAACTTTCTTCCTTCGACAACGAATGGATCGATCCGGCCGCTGGAGACGGGGCGATCATCGAAGCGGTTGATGCGTACCGCGACGATATTCATTGGACTGCTGTTGATATCAGGGACACTCGTGCAGACTTACAATCGATCGGGCTTTCGTTGAGTCAGATCGAGATCGGCGATTTTCTCGAGATGGAATTCGAGAAGCGGTTTGACGTGGCGATCTTCAATCCTCCTTTTACATTCCTTATGGAATTCATCGCGAAGTGTCGTCAGATCGCTAGGATTTCGATCGCGTTTCAAACTCTCAACCTTCTAGGCTCTGATGAACGGCACGAGTGGTTGAGCGGCGACTTTCCCGATGTGTATGTGATCCCGAATCGTGTGGCTCATAAGGGAAACGGCCGTTCCGATTCCGTCTATTCTGCCTGGTACGTTTGGGGTGAAGAGAGGAAGGACCGAGGGACCATTCGGTTGCTCGATCTCAGCAGCAAGGAAGAACGAGCAGATTGTAATGAGCGGTTGATCTGTTCGACTGACGAAAAGGCGAGAGTTCTTCGGTCACTCTTTGAGGTGATCGAATGAGAACTCACTACCTGAAAACCTGGCCCGACGTTTTCGAGGAAACGTGGACCGGTCGGAAGGTTCACGAGTGGCGGCGGGACGATCGCGATTTCGGGTTGTGGGATCGTGTGGTTCTCGAGGAATTCGAGCCGGCCGGTGAGAGGTATCTTGGGCGCACGATCGAGGCTGAGATCACATCTATTTCGAGGGCTCCCGAGTGGGGAATTCCTGAAGGATTCGTTGTTTTCTCGCTTCGGGTGATCGCGAATAAACATAAGAGGGAACATGAGTGAAGAAGTTGAAGAGGTGAGTGAATTCAGTCGTGCTGTATGGGATGAAGTGGCGCAGCGGCTTTCGCGCACGGGGTTTTCTGGTCTCGTCTTTCGGGTTGTATCGGGTCCGAACATGCCATTTGCGGTTGAAGCGGGTGGCGCGGTTCAATCGGCTCGGGCCGTTGTAAACCCGGATTTCCGAGAGAAGCTCACGAAGACGGTTCGTGATGTGATCGTTTCGCGTTCGCCCGGATCGTTGTGTGTTCTTTCGAGGGGTCCATCTTGGCCCGCCTTTACGATCGGACTTTCGCAGGAGATCGAGTTGATGGAAGATTATGCTCCGATGATTCATCGCCCTTACATTCCGGAAGGTCTTTCCCAACGCGATACTCCCGAGCCCCCCGAGCCCCCCGAGCTCGAAGAGCTTGTGAAGGTGACGAACGATCCGCCGCCCGTCTTCCTTCCCGATCCAGGGGCCCCGTCCCGGCTCGAGACGGCCCCTGAGATGCGAGGAGAGCTCACCCCCCTACCACCGACACCCTCGAGCTTCGCGTGCGTCCACGAGCCTTCAGAGGGCTCTCTTCGCAGGATCGCCCGAGAGCTCGGCGATTTGGTGGTCGAGAAGAACCGAGCCTATGGAAACTCGGTTGCCACGTCGGCGGTGGCGATGGCTCTTCTCTATCCCGAGGGGGTTCGACCGGATCAATTGAGGGATATGCTGACGTTGGTTCGGATCTGGGATAAGATGAAGAGGATCGCGACGAAGAAGGACGCTTTTGGGGAAAGCCCGTTCCGCGATATCGTTGGCTATGCTCTGCTCGGAGCGGAGAACGATGAAGCGGATAAGTAGTCTCGTTCAGATCTTCGATCTCGTTTGATCAGACTCCCCACGGGTTCCCCGTGGTGCTTGACCAGCTTCCGGGTCTATGGCACACAGGCCACGATGAGGGGTGGACCACCACGACTCGAACCGTCCGATCCGGCCTGCTCAGAATCGGTTTCGAGCCTTGGCGGCCGATTGTGATCGAGTCGAGTGCGTGGAGAAGTTGACCAAATTCTTTGAATGCTTCCTCGTTGCCGCCGCGATCGGGGTGGCACTCAAGAGCCTTTTCTCGATAAAGACGCTTCACTCGTGCCTTGAATTGCTCGAAGATCTCGTTCGCTTCTTGGAAGGTTGAACTCGCTCGAACCCTGCTCGCCATGGTCGAGACTTCCTCTCGAGTGATATCAAGGGCGGCAAATCCTCGTGTGAGAATTTCTCTGATTTCTTCGGGATTCATCTTTACATTCTGTCCGATAATCGAACAGAAGGGAAGTAATGAGTGAGGATCGAACCGATCTCGAACGGGCGAAGATTTTGCTTCGGCCGCTATATCAACGTGTTGATCGGTTGCTTGACGATTTGTGGAATATTGTTTGGCAGAATCAGAATCCGAGAGCCGGTAATGAACACGGTATGACTCCGGGCGAATGGGAAGCTCTGAGAGATTCGGCTGATGCTCTTAGTGCGTTCCTCGAGAACGTGCAGCGTTTGCGGCGTTGCCCAATTAGCGATGCGAGTAGGAAAGAACGAAAGAGGGTGTGATGCGCGAACGTCTTTGGACGGTGATTCTTGAACCTGATACCAACCGAGTTGTCGATTGTTTCGATCAGTCTGTTCGGGGGTGTGGAGGTGGCCCGAATACTTGCGGGGGGTGTCGGGAGTGCATGTTGGCTCAAACTGGCGACGATTGGATCGTTCGTTTCGATGTGACTGACGAAGAGCTTGCAAGGCTCGGAGAGGAATCAGAGGATTATGGCAACGCGAAAGAAGAATGAAGAGATGAAGGATGAAGCGACGAGCAATAATGGCGAGGTGAAGACGCGCAAGCGCCCCGAACGCATGGGCCCCGACTTCTTCGATTCTCTTCTCGATTACGTCGAGAAGACGGCTCTCGCTCGGGCCGAGCTCGAACGAGTCGGGAAGGAGCTCGAGGAAGAGAGGAAGCGGCCCGACAGGGCTCCGGGTAAGGAGGAAGCTCTCACCCTCCAAATCGTCGGCGCGGCACGTCGTCTCGATGTGGCAGTTTCGGATGGGAGGGCCCGGCTCCGGGGAACCACCTTCACGGGGATCGCGATCGAACGCTTCAAGGCTCGGCTCGAACAAGCCGAACAATCCAGTCGGAACGGTTGGGCGCTAGTCGAAGACCGCTTCTAGGTAGGCGAGAGCTCATCGTCGGAACCTGAAAGGGAAGACTGATGAATCGCGAGGAAAGAAAGCTTCTCAAAGAAGCCGCTCGCTTGATTGAGCGGGAGCTTCTAGAAGGAAGGAAAGTTCGCATTCCGAGCTTCGGGGCGTTCTACACCACGATACTTGAAGTGTTATCGGTTTCGCCCGATGAAATGGATAATCATGTTTGGGCGACCGCTCCCGTACATGAGAGAGTCTCGACTCGATTCCGAACATTTCGATCATACTTCCGGCGTATGAATAACCTCGCCGTCAAATAGATCTGTTAGACTCGCCGATATGCGGTTCGCCTTCGTCTTTTCATCTTGATTCGTCCAATCCATCTCTCTATACTCTTCCCATGAGACGTTCCATCACGCCCGCATTCTATCAATCGCTTGTGGATACATTTCGCGAGTATCCCGGGAATGTGTACAAGGTAGCGAATGAGGTGAAGAAAGACCCGCGATCCGAGGGGACGTGCGGGTGGAAAACAGCCGATAAGGCTTGGAAAGTCGGGTGGCCGGCGCTGCAATTCAAGCCTATCAAAGATGTTCTTCACCTCGAGGAGTTGTCCGCGCGACGACAACTTGAGAAGGAACGTCAGAAGACTGAGGAAGAGATTCTTGCTGCTCTCACGAGTGACGAGGCGGTCATGCGCGAAAAAGCGCGCGAGGACGCGATTGTTGCTCGAGTGGCCGAAACTCGATTGGTCCGAGAAGCCCGGCAGAACGCGATCGAGTTGCTCAGTAACTCCAAGGAACTTCTTCGCGGCTTCGGCAAGTTCGCTCCTCGAGTCGTGACGTATCTTCAAAGCATGAAGATTGAGAGCGACGAAGACGTTGAACGGGCGGCTCGCGTTCTCTGGCGCATCGCCACTTCCGCCAGGTCGGCGACTGAGGCAGGAATGAAGGTTCTTCAAATGGAGCGGCTCTTGTTGGGTCAACCTACGGAGATCATCGGCGTGAAGGATGTTTCGGACATGAGCGATACGGACGCGCTCAATGAGTTGGAAGAGGCGGCACGCGCGGCCGAACGGGTACGCGAGCGACGAAAGAGGTTCGAGGCTAAGAAGATCGAACTCGCGTCCGAATCTTGATATCGGACGCGCGAAGAAGTGAACTTGTCCGATAATCAGAACGAAGGGAGGTGAGAAGGTGTTTTCGATAATCGCGACATTGATACTGCACCTTCTCTCTCGCCTTCTCAAATGTTCTGGTCTGCCCGCATTGTTTGTGATTTGCGGCTTAGAGATTGCAATCCCTGAGAGACGACCAAACGTGGGCAGGTTGGATCTTATTGAGAAGGCGATAGAGCAGTTTTTTTAGGGAGCCCCTTTGACGGTCGATTGTTGTCGCGAAGAATCGCCGTCGTGTGTTTAGGTAGGGGTGGCGAACCGTAGGCGAGGGACGGGCGCATAACATTACCGGGATAGTTCAGCGGCAGAACGGCGGACTTTGACTCCGCTCACAAGGGTTCGACTCCCTTTCCCGGTTTCGTTTCAGGGAAGAGGTACTGATGAACATCGGCGACACTTTCGACGTTCCGCTTCATGCCCAAGTGAGCGAGACAAGTGAAAATCTGGACGGCGATTCGGTTCATAAAATCGTCGTGGTTTGCAATGGTCTAATCGTCGCGCAACTTGAGATTGTCTTTTTCGAGTCAGCGAATCCGAGTGAGGATGAAAAGAGAGATATGATTCGTCGGTCAATCGCGGCTTGTTTGGCCGGTGCGGTCAATCGAGCCGAGCAAGTGACGAAAAGGGTCTCTGATGCGTTGACGCAATCTTCAGAAGATTTCAACTAGTTTGGCTTGGAAACCCGGGTTTCCAAAAGGTTGGTTGGTATGTACCGAGAGAGAGATTTTCCTGCGACTGATCTTACTATTGCGGCGACGATCATTCCTCACAATGTCAATGATGGGCGACATTCGGCCGAGATAGTCTTGACCGATTCTCGTTGGCCTGTTCACCTCAAGGTTCCCCGACCGGCGATCATGGTTGAACTTGAGAAGCCTTTCGATCCGATTGCCGACGAGCACAAGTTGAGGCGAGCCTTTGAGAAGACCCTTCTCGAATTCATAGCTCTCGGGGTGGTCTCGACCATAGTTCATCGTTCTCGGGGCGAGACGGTTCCTGAGAGCTCGGGAAGTCCGGTTCACGATCCAACGGGGCTTTCGTCTTCTTCCGGCGATTCGCGATCCATTCTCACCGCAATGAAGCAGGCGGGGATTGAGGTTCCGCTTGAAGAATTCTCGTCTCGTAAACAACGTCGGTCTCCCAAGTTGAAGCGATGATCAGTCGGAAGCGTTCGACGCCCGAGAACGAGGTGAAGCTTTGCGAAGAGCTCATTCTCGTTGCTTGTATGGAAGGGTTCCGCGTCTTTCCCGAGGTGAACGGATGGGATCTGATTATCGTCGATGACACGGGGGTTCAGCTTGGGATTCAGGCGAAGATGAGGCCGAACCTCGAGGTGCTCGCGCAAGCTGTGAGGCGGCGATACGAGGGGCCTAGGTATAGGGCTGTTCTCGTTCCGAGGAGTTCGCGAGCTTTTCGAGATGTCGCATACGAACTTGGGGTGTCGGTCTTCACACTCCAAATGATCCGTGCCCATGCTCGACGTTGGAATCGGATCAAGTTTCCAAAATGCTCTGATCGTTTGTTCGTCTTTGAGAATATGAAGGAATGGTCCGACAAAACTCTGTGGTTGCCGCCTGTTCCGGGCGCGTGCCCGGCCGGGTCGCCCGCCCCCCGGCCCCTAACGCAATGGCGTGTCAAAGCGATCGAGCTTTGTTTTCTTCTTGAAGAGAGGGGCTTCCTCTCGGGTGAAGACTTCAAGGCGGCCGGGATAAACGCGGCGGGGTGGGTTGTGCGCGGTGAGTTGGTAAGAGACGGGAAGGTTGGTCGCTTCGGGCGCTACGTCGCAGGGCCCCGTCCCTTGCCTATCGTCGGTTTTGAGGCGGAAGCGATGAGAATTCGAGATCTCAAACATGATCACTCGAAAACGAGTTAGACCTAGAAGAGCTTCCGTTCTCGAGGATCTCTTCAATGGGGCCGTCGAGACTTCGGAAGAAGAGCTCGAGCGTCAACGTCGACTTAACCGTCGAACGACTGCGCACGAGGTGAAGAGAGTCAGACGGGCTCGTGCTCAGATTTGTCGGGAAGACGTGAACGAGTTTTGTATCTTCATCGGGAAGGACGCGGAAACCGGCCTTCCGATCGTGCAAGAGCCGATACATGAAGAGTTTCAATTTCTCGCCGATGCTCATAAACGTCTAATCGTTATGGCATTTCCCGAGTCGGGAAAGAGTAGTCAACTCTCTGTGTTCCGTCCGTTGTGGCTTCTTGGGAACAATCCTGAGTTGCGGATAGCCGTCGTCTCGAAGACTGATAAGAACGCGACGAAAAATACGCGACTAATGAAGGAATACATCGAGAAGTCAGAAGAGATCGCCGAAGTCTTCCCCGATCTGCTACCGGGCGACAAGTGGGAAGAGGGGTTCTTTACGGTTCGGCGCCCCCGCTTCTCGAAAGATCCTTCGGTTCAAGCTCTCGGGTTGAACGGCTCGCCGACCGGCTCTCGTATCGACGTTCTCATTCTCGATGATGTGTTGGATCTCGAGAACACGTTGAGCCCGGCCGAGCGGAAGAAGACGATCCGCAGAATCCGGGGTGCCTTCATCGATCGTCTCTCGAAGAACGGGGTGATCATCTTCCTAACGAACGCATGGCATCCCGAAGACGCGGCTCATGTGTTCGAGAAGGAGGGGCAGCGTAAGGGCAAGGCGGGAGGGTGGCACCTTGCTCGGTTCCCCGTGATTGATAAGGATGGTAATTTCGCATGGCCCGAGAAGTGGGATGATGAAAGGATCGAAGACGCTCGGGATATCATGGGCCCGATCGAATTCGCCCGAGCGTTCTTGTGTCGAGCGAGAGATGAAGGGGAGTCGCCTTTCGATAAGGACGCTCTCGAAGCGGCCGTCAATCGAGCCGATGAGTTTCAAGTTGATCTCACCTATGCCGTCCGAACCGAAGATTTTCCGGGTTACGGGATTTATCATGGCGTCGATCTCGCAGTCACGAAGAACGCGGGAAGTCACCTCACCTCGATCACATCGGTACTTCTCGACTTGTCGAGTGGAACCCGTCAACATCTGTGGACCGAATCAGGCCGATGGTCTTCGCGTGAGATTGCCGATCGGATCATCGATCACGAGCGTCGTTATGGTGGGGTCTTCATCGTTGAGAACAATGCGGCACAGCGATGGATCATTGATATTGTTTACAATCGGGTCTCAACCCTTCCCGAAGCCGAGCGAGTCTATCCGACGATCATCCCGTTCACGACAGGCAAACAGAAGGCGCACCCTCAATTCGGGGTGGAAGGTCTCGCTGTAGAGATCGCTCGCACGGACGGTCCGGTTTGGATCTTTCCTGACTCGGGTCCGGATGAAGCGGTGAGAGAAGCGATCGAACTCCGTGGTGAGATGCTCTATTACTCTCGAGGAGCGCACACGGGAGATCGACTCATGGGTCTCTGGTTCGCGCGTGAGGGTTGTCGTAGGGGGGCTCTCGCCGGCCGGCCCGAGAGAGAAGGAACAGGCGAGCACAATCAGGCGGGCGGCTCGCTTGGATCGAAGGCTCGAGTTACGGTGATCGGAGCGGAAGAGGAAGACGACGAGTGAAGACTCGGAGGAAGGTTCGCCCGGTCGAATGTGAGGGGTTCCTCTTCACCGTTCTCGAGGGCGAGATCAAGCGAGAGGTTCAACTCATGGGATCGGGTGGCTTGCTCGGGGCGGGCTCGCTCGCCACGATTCGGGGCAACCGGTTCACGATCGAGCGGGCGACCGAAAGGGTTCTCAGCCGAGCTCGAGAATGGTTCGAGCTCGAGGGGCGGTTGAGAGAGTGGTTGGGCGATGGTTACGATCCATCCGACCGAATCCGCGAATTCGTTCCCGACGAGATCCTCTCGGTCCGACCGCTTCTCTTCGATTTGTAAACCCGGGTTTACAAGCCCGACCGAGCCCCCCGCCCCTGAGCCCCTGAGCCCCCTGAGCCCCTGAGAGCCCCTGAGAGCCCCTGAGAGCCCCTCGAGACTGTGACGCTCCCCTTACCTGTCCGTCGTGCTTCCCGAGCTTACAGGGGCCTTCTCGTCGAAATGCGGTACATTTCCATCTTGCCCGTCCGATAATCGGTGCATGGGCGAGAAGAGTGAGAAGCGACATGCGATCTTCGGCGTTGATCCGGCGAGTGGGCCCGGCTCGTTCGTTCGAGCGACCTTCACCGGGGCGGGCGAGCTCGTTCACCTCGAGACTTGGCCTGAGCGGTGGGATGAAGAGCAGGCGAGAACTCTTCTCGAGAGGTTCAGAGAGATCGATTTCTCTCAAACCTTCATCGGGGTTCCCCCCGGTTCGTTCGGTGATCCGAGGGTGAGAGATCCTGATTGCCCTTGTGACTCATATCGGCCCGGCAAGCCGAGCGGTGATTGTTACGCCGACGGGCACTATCTTTGCCGAGAGTGTGAAGAATGCGACCCTCTTCGCTTCGAGGTAGAGGAAGATCCCAATAACCCGGTCGTCCGAGCTCGACGTTTCCTCGAGATCGACCGGCGAGCCCCTCTCGAGACCCCTCGAACCGACGAGCCTGATACCGCTTGGTCCGAGAACCCCGACGCCGATCCTGTTTTTCTCTCGAGGATCGGTGAGTAGAGATGAGAATTTGGTTTCCCATTCCGCCTTTGTGTTTAGATCGTCAACGGCTTCTCGGCGAACATCGGGAATTGCATGCGATCTGGTCTATCCTTTGTCAGAATCGCGCGGGATATCGGAATCATCCCGAGGTGAAGCGTTGGATTGATCGTCTCGATCGTCTTTATGAAAGGCATGAACATTTGGTTTCAGAGATGACGAGACGGGGATACTACCATAAATCATTATTGATTCCGATAGGATATACGAGTGAGTGGCCGAATACTTGGGAGACGATCGAGATGATGCGATTGAAATTGGCGGAAAAACAAGGGGTTGAGCCGAAGTAAACCCGGGTTTCCAAGGGGGGCGAAAAAAAAGATCGCCCCCCTCGATCTTTTTTCTTGACCGAGCCCCCTTCGATAGTGCATAACAGAATCAATGGGGCGACGGAGCCCGAAAGGAAGGGAGACGACGTGGACAGGAATTATCGGATCGAGAACAAGGGAACGAGCATCACGGGCAATCGGATTTATCGCATGTACCCGAGCGATGCTCACCCGACGCTTCGTTCTCACCTTGATATCGGAGACGTGATCCGTCGGACGGCGGGATGTTGGCAGGCGCGGCCGGCCGTACGGGGCGAGGAATGCCCCGAATTCACGTTCCGTCATTTCACGACGCGACGCGAAGCGGTCGAGTATCTGATCTCTCGGGTTTAGTTTTTCGGGTTTGGGGGCCCGGAGAACCGGCTTGTGTGACGTTCGACACGAAAGATAAAAACATGACTGAGATAGCGGCAAGATATCTCTCGGCAACGCCTCCATTGGAGGGTATCGAGATGGTTGGTGTGGGTGTCAGATTGACGGCGACGTCTATCTGTTCGAGGTATGCGCTCTTTGGCGTGCCGGCTAGCCGGTTCGATGTTCTTATTGAGGAAGGGCAACCTTCTTTCGGATGGGCGGTTGAGGTGGTAAGTAAGTCTGGTCGCTATGACGGTCGGACGCGCGATCGATTGACGTTCTGCCATCGGCGAGGTGGGATGCTTCTACATTCGGAATCGGGCGTTTGCGCTTGCAGTATCGTTCGCCGTCGTCAAACAACGGTCTCGCTCGTATCCGAATTCGGCCCGGTGTGGTCGGCGACTTACGACACGTTGCGGTGGCAACTCGATCCGGCCGGGGGGTTGATTCGGATTGTCGGTTGGCATCTTACCAGATATTTCAAGATGCTCGTTGTCGATCATTCCGCGACAGATCTGGCAGGCGAGATCGAGGCGATGAATCCGAATTGGCGCGCGATGACTCTATCTCAAGTCAATCGGTTGGTCTCTCGGCATTTGTATCGTTTGGCGCGCGATATGGGGTGGAGAAAGCTCACATTGCGCGAGAGGCTTCGACTCGGGCTTGATGAGGCGTCGCCGCAATGGCAACGTGAGAGCGATCTTGGTGTGTTGTATAGACGCACCGGGTGCGGCGACTTCACGCACCGGTCGGCTCGGGGTGAATCATGAAACGCATGCGGGCAAAGACACGGATCGCGACCCTCTCGGATTTGTCGCGACCGATCGTCATTCTCTCGAGGATCGCGAATGCTCGAACCAACGACGAGCGAATCACTGTCTCGAGTCGGGGCAGTGAGCTCGTTCTTTCGGCTTCGATCGGGAGGGAATCTTATCGGTTCGATCAAACCGGACCGGTAGCCGGGAAGGTTTGGTTTGAATACCGGGCCGATGCCGAGGGGGCGATCTCTCAAGAGCTCGGGATCGAGCCCCGTCTCTTCAAGGTCGCGGCCGGTTCGGCAAAGGGGCTCACTCTCGAGGTGAGGAACGAGCCAACCGGCGAGGGGTCGCAAGTTCGGATCAAGACGACCCTCGAGATCACCGACGTCGATGGAGTGACGACAGAATGCCTCGCCTTGGGCTCAGATGGGGTCGAGAAGGCCCGAAGCTTCGCAGGGAATCCTTGGGGCCGGGCGACAGTGGGCGAGCTCGTGGGGCCTTTCTCGTGGGCATGTCGGGCAATCTCGGATGACGACGGCCGGCCGCACCTTGCCGCTCTCGCTCTTATCGGCTCGCGAGTGATCGCGACCGATGGGCATAGGCTACACGTCGGGCCGCTCCCTTCGGGCCTTCATGTCGAAATCGAGTCGTTGATTCCTTCGATCGTTGCCCGAGCTCTTCTCGAGATCTTCAAGTCGAGTTCGCCGTGGGATGAAGTCGTGATCGAGGGGAACGGTGAGGGTCTCATGATCGATGTCGGGTCTCATTGGTCGATGGCGGTTCGCTTTCCGACTTTGAGCGACAACGGAACCGAAAGGGTCGTTCGCTTCCCATCCTATACCAAGGTGATTCCGAATCCGTGGGATCGGCCGGGGGGCATGGTAGTGGAGTGTGACTCGGGGCGGCTCTTGAAGGCGATGAAAAAGTCTCAAGGTGTTTTGAAGGGTAACTTCGTGAACGGTGTGGTTATCCGTCCCGAGCCGAATCAGGTGAGGATCACGGCCGAGAACACCGACAATAATATTCGGGTCGAGATGAAGGTTCCGGCCGAGACCAGGCTCGGAAACCCGGGTTTCCTCTACTATGCGAACGTTGACTATGTGATCGACGCCTTGCTCGATTCGGGCGACGTTGAGATCTATATCGGGCCCGAAGCGTTCGAGGGAACCTATAAGACGGCCGGGGCGAACGCTTGGGTCGACGAAGAAGATAGGAAGGGGCTCGGGTATACCACCGACCCAACCGTCTTTTCTCACGGTGAGGATACCTTCGCCGTCGTTATGCCGATGAGACTTTGAATCGTTGACCGATAATCGTCAGGAAAGGGGAAATGCGATGAAGGCGGGAATGGCTCGCAGCAAGGGGCACTCGAAGAAGGAGATTCGACGTCTCTCGTGTAGCGACTATGAACGGATCAAGGTGGTTGCTCGTCGGCTCGACATGAGTCGGCCAGAGGTCGAGAAGTTTGTTTTGAACCGCTTCGGTTGTCGATTGACCGATCTCACTCCCGAGTTAGTGAATGCTGTGATTGTTCGACTCGATCGGATCTTCATCGAACGTCAAGCGGAACAGGCTGCCCGTCTCGCTCGAGAGGAAGCGGAACAGGCTGCCCGTCTCGCTCGAGAGGAAACCGAGAAGGCCGAGAGAGCCGAGATAGAGCGGGCGCTGATCAAGCGGATACGAGACGAGCGGAAGGAAAGAGTGAACCGGTCGAAGAAGGAAAAGAAGTATCGCCGACTCCGAAAGGAATTCAAGTAATGATCCTCACCGATCACGAGCTCAGAAGATCTCTTCAGGAGGGCGACTTTACGATCGAACCGTTCCCGCCCGATGAGTGCATTCAACCCGCTTCGATAGATCTTCACCTCGGAAGGTCGATCCTTGTCTATGTCGGAGGGAAGCTTCTTGAGATTGGCGGACCGGTTCGCCCGGGCGATCTGATCGAGGAAGAGATTCCCGCCAACGGCTACGCTCTCGAGCCAGGGGGCTTCCTTCTCGCGTCGACTCTTGAGAAGGTGCGTGTTGGAACCTCGCTCGTGATGAGAGTCGAGGGAAAGAGCTCGATTGGCCGGCTCGGTCTGCTCGTTCACGCGACGGCAGGCTTCATCGATCCCGGCTTTGTCGGACGGATCACTCTTGAGCTCTTCAATGCGAACGCGGTTCCGATCGTCCTTCGGCCGGGCGTTCGGATCTGTCAAGTGTGTCTCACTCCTCTCTTCGGAAATGTCGATCGTCCGTATGGTTCTCCCGGTCTCGGTTCTCACTATCAGGGTCAAGACGGTCCGACCGCTCCTCGTTGAAAACGTGAAGCCTCGTCCGATAATCGAGGAAAGGGGTGATTGTGGCGATCACAATGCAGAAGATCCAAGAGGTTGAAGCCGAGATCGAGCGGTTTCAAAAGATCGTTTTTCGTCTTCGAGAGCTTCGGTCGAAAGGCAGACTCTATTCTGAGTATCTTGATGAAGATGGGCTTCCATATCTGAACGACTTCCCGGCCGAGACCGGCGCAATTCGTCGGGCGTCAATGGATCTAACCCGAGTTCTCGCAAGATTGCGAAGCTCGAAAGACTGAAAGGAACGGAAGAGATGAACAAGCAAGGTTTGACAACCGAGCCCCCGAAAGGTCTCGCTCTTTATGTGCGAAAGATCGTGAAAAGTCGACACAAGAGCCCGGCGAAGTTTGCCAGGCTTTGTGCCGATCACGGGCTCAAGTGGATTGCTCTTGCAACCATTTGGCACGATCGGAAGGGTGGGAATCGGGAGCTCACGATCAATCCGGTCTCGGTCGTCAAGGAATACTCGCAAGCTCTCGCCGAAGCGGGCGTCAATCCCCATATCTGGGGTTATCCTTGGCACAACCGGATCAAGCTCTTCGTCGAACAAACCGCCGCCTATCTCAACCCTTGGATCGTCGGGGTTCTACTTGATCCCGAGCTCGGGTTGAAGGATCATCTCGCCGAAGCTATCGCGCTCTTCAAGGCGATTCGAGCTCTCAACCCCTATCTTCTCGTCGGGCTCACGAGCTACGGTCTCCCGAGGGGACACCGGAACTTCCCCTTCAGCGCCTTCGCTGAAGCCGGCGAGCGGGGGAACGTCGACGTCGAGTGTGATTATGGCTCGCCGCAACTTTACGATCTGCCCGTCGGACGGATTCTCGAGGGGCTCGCTGACTATGACCGACTCGGCTTCGATCATATCGTTCCGAGCTTCGGGAATTATAAGAACGTTATGTGCGTTGACGGGAAGAAGCGAGCGATCTCGCTTCTTGCAGACGAACTCGATGCTCATCTCAATCACTTCGTCGAGAGCCCCGTTCCGATCCCCGGGGCGATCGGTTGGGCTGAGAACTTCATGAACTCCTCTCTATGGGATGTTCTCGCTCGTTGGTCGGAAGTCTTTGAACATGGCGGAACAATTCAAACTTCGTGATGAAACCACCATTCGGATCAACTAGAATTCGATCGGGTCTCTATCGAACGCCTTCGGGCGATTGGTTCGCGAGAGTCACGATTTCCGAAGGGGGTTACATGCTTCGAGACGTCGATCGGACTTTCCCGGGCGATTGGTCTCTCGAGGAAGTGATCGAGGCGAGAAGGATCATGAGAGACAATGCACGAGCCGAGCTCGATCGAGAGCCGGAATATGCCGAGATCCTCGACTATAACGGGAAAGTGATTTGGGGAATGAAGCGCGATCGGATCGTCGAAGTGAAGGCACGGTCCCGTCGACCCTCGCTTGAATCCTTCCTCGAAGAGACGTCGACGGCTGAAGACACTCTTCGTGAGCTTTTCGAGGAAGCGACGGGCGAACTTGAGACTGCTCATCGAGAAGACGCGGAAGTTGAAGAGCTCGTTAGCATCGCTCGTCGGCTCGTTGAAGAATTCGGGGTTGCTCTTGGCTATGTGAGGGCGGCCGGTGCGGTCGTTCACGCCGACATGGGGCACGATCTCATCGTGCGAGCTCGTGCCGCTCTCGAGCCTTTCGGTTCTTTGTCAATTGAATCCCCCAAAAAAAGTTCTTGATTCCGATCGATGGCTCGTGTATCACCGATATGAACATTTCGGGGTGTAGGTTTGACGCGATCTCGCAGGTGTTCAGTTTGCGGCGAAGAAGGTCATGATCGCCGTTCGTGCTCGAAACCTATCCCTATCGACATTCCCGAGCGGAAACCATTCGATCCTTGGCTACATTTTGAATGGGAAGAGCATCACGAAGCGATGAAGCTTGTTCGTGATAATCCCGATGGGATGACTCTCGAAGAGATTGGGGAGATTCTCGGGGTGACTCGGGAGCGCGTTCGGCAGATCGAATTGGTCGCTCTCGAGAAGCTCCGACGGGGACGAGAAGCCGGGGCGGGCGATTCCGTCGAGATGAAGGGGCGACTTGCGACATATGGGTTTGCGCTTGTGGAATGTGAATCGTGCGCCGGCTTTTTTTTACGAGACGGTGCGACAACGCTTTGCCCCGATTGCGAACCCGATCCGATCCCTCCTGACATGCCTTGCATATCGTTCGGTGGGATTATTGCTAGGAGGGTTGTTAGTTCTCGCGATGCCGATTCGACCGGCCGATTCAAAGCTGTCGAGATAGCCCGCGAAGCGGTTCTCGGGGGTTTCTTCGATTGCTTTGAAGATAGCGATGATGAATGAAGGTGAGGGTAAGCTTCGAGCTCGATATCGATCAGAAGCGAAGGATGCGTGATCTTGCCGAGAAGCTTGGGCTCTCTATTTCCGAAGTGTTACGATTGGCGATCGGTGAGTATCTCGCGGCGAATCGTATCGCGCTCCGTTCAAGCGATGTTTGCGATCGACAAATTCCGATTCCGGGTTGTGAAGGGTGAAGGTCTGACTCGAGACTGATGTCGATCGTCTCTTTGAGGGGAATCGGAGCAAATCGAAAAAAAAAGTTCTTGACCTTCCTCTCTCGATAGTGCATAACGAAATCGAGGGCAACGTAGCCCGAGCAAAGAGAGTCGGAGGCTTCCCGATGAAATTTTCCCGAGAGACGTTTCTTGTTGAGCAATGGATTGCCGAAGCTTGCGAGCTAGGGGAAGCTCCCGAGTTGATCGAGCGGATCGAGCTCGAATGGTCGAGGCGTCTCGTTCTCACGCTCGGAAAAGCGAATCGGCTAAATTGGACGATCAAACTTGCCGAAAAGGCTTGGTTTCTCATTTCGCTCGACGAACGAAGAGAGACAGTCTTTCACGAGGTAGCGCATTTGATAGCCCTACACGAAGGGGGCCTGAAGGCGTGGGATCACGGGCCGACTTGGCGCCGAATAATGGCCAAGATCGGATATCCCCGGGCGAATGCGTGTCACGATTTGATCGAACAACTCTCGACGATCCGACGGAAGAATGTTCGTGTGATCGCTCGTTGTCAGTGTGATTCGGCCGGCGAAGTGTTCGGAGTTCGGCGAGCCGATGGAACGCATCTCATCACGCGGTCAATGGAGGCGAAGATCAAGGCGAACCCGTCGATCTGCCGTTGTCGGTTCTGTCGATGTGCGATCGTTCCGACCGGTGAGATCGTTCGCGTGTAAACCCGGGTTTCCAAGCCCCTCATGAAATGCGAAAGGCGAGACGAGATGAGTCGGAAGCGTTGTCCCCGTTGTGGGGCAGAACGAGTAATCGAGGATCGGCGTCCGAATGGCTTCACTGAGTGTCGGGGGTGCGAGCTTCGGCTCCCCTCGTTCGCTTGGAAGCAACTCTTGAAGAGGCTTGGAAGTGCAGGTATGGGCAAGGTGTTCGCTCTTGATCCCGGTCCCCTCTCTCAAGAGGAAGCAGCGATCAAGGCACAACGGACCGAAGAGCTATGGTCGAGGCTCAAGAGGGTTCTTCCTGGGGGATCGAGCGGCTTCTTCGGGAAGAGCGATGAAATCGACTTGACGGCAGAAGAGACGGTTCGAGAGGTGAAGCTCATCATTTCAAATTTCATCGGCGAGCTCGAAGCGAGGGGCGAGATTCCGCCCGGTCTCATCGTCTCGGGGATCGTTCCGAATCCCGATCGGCCCGGTCATTTGTCGGTTCATTTTGGGCTTGCTGGAGACTGTAAGCGAGAGGATCGGGAAGTTCTGCTCGGTTACCTCACCGGTCGGCTCTCATTCATTTGATCGAGCTTCGAGAAGAAACCGCTTGACAATCCGATCAACGGTCCGCATATCGTAATAGAGGCGGTACGTCATGATGGAACGCACGGCACGAAAGGTGAGAGCTCTCGCAGAAGAGCTCTGTCGTGAACTCGGATTGCCCCTTGATCGGGCGGGGCGGATTGTCGCCTTGTTCGTCGAAGAGGTGAAGGAAGGGCAAGCTCTGCCCCTTGACGGCGATCTTTTCCCGACCATGGGATCGGGCTACTTCAAGCCCCGACTCTCCCTGGACGAATTCTAAAACGACAATCCCGACTCCTTGACTGATAATCGAGGTGAAAGGGAGTTGTCATGAAAACCTGTTTCATCGCTATCGCGTCGATCTTCTTCTTTTTCTTCTTCGGGGGTTGCTATCTCTCAACGGAGCTATGCGAACCTGTGGAAGGAATCGCGTCGGTTCAATATCTCGGGAGGACGTGCCCCGAGCCGATTCATGATCTGATTCCCCGAGAATCTTTTCGAGAGGTTCGGGATTTGTGGGAAGGTCGGGCTCTCATCGGGTGCGAGCTTGCCGGGCCCCCCGAAGTGATCGGCCGAACGTCCGGCTTCCGTCTTGAGTTTCGAGAGGCTTTCCCCGAACGCCCGTGCTATGAAGGTGAGGGTCGAGGAATCGATCATAATTGTGCCCGAGTCTTCGATCGGTACTTCGAGCTCTTCTTTGTCGACGAAGAGACCGGTCGCGACTTTTGCTCGGAAAGGTGGGGAATCACTTACGATTATCGGATCGAGTGATCGGCCAGAAAAAAAAGATCGATCCTCCTTCACTTTTTTCTTGACCTTCCTGCCTCGATAGCGCATAACAGAATCATCAGGGCAACGGAGCCCAAGAGGAAAGAGAGACAACATGAATACCGCCGCCGCCAACGGAACCCTTATCACCGCCACCTTCTTCCACAACGGAATCTCTTACCGTGTGTCTTCCTTCAAGGGTGGTTCCCTCGAGATTTACTCCACCAATGGCTATTCCGACGCTCCCGGTCTCGAGCGTTTCCTCGGGTATGCCCGAGATGTCAATCTCGACCTTGCCGAGAAGGCGTTCGATGCCTTCCGCAAGGTTCCCGGGCAGCGGGCTCTCTTCCCCTACTGAGGGGATCATCATTGGGGGGCCCGGCCCCTCTCGCCCCCTTCTCACAAGGAAGGGGGCTTTCGAGGTGAGGAGACGAGAAGATGAAGATTCGAGCTATCGACGTGAGGTGTCCTGAGTGTGGCAGGCGAGCCGGCCTTCCCTGTAAGGGATCGAGGATTCCCGGGGCGAACACCTTCGGGGGTGGTTGGGGCGGCCCGGTCGATCTCGCCAGAGTGCATAAGGCGAGAGTCGAGCGGGCTCGTGATCTTCGTCATTCCGCTTGATTTTTTCTCTTGACCTTCCCTCTTCGATAGCGCATAACAGAATCATCAGGGCAACGGAGCCCGGAAAGAGAGACAACATGAGCGCGAGCACTCAGAGCCATTCCCTTCTCACCCTCGCCGTCAACGCGATCGCCGCCGTCGCCGCTCGTCAAGATCGTATTTCGTGCTGGAACGCGGGCGAAGCGACGATGAAGGAAGCGTTTGATGAAGCTCGGGTGAAGTATGGTTTCGTCCACGGGGAATTCGTCGCCGTCGTTCGTGAGGGGCGAGAGCTCGGGGTGATCGTTGCCGGTTCCTTTCATGACACGGTTCGGATCGTGTCGTGTTGCCGTTGTGACGAACCGGCTTCCTATGCGAGCAATCGTGAACTTGGTAAGGTGATTTGTAGCGTATGCCGAGAGATCGAGCTTGATCATCCCGATCTCGGGTGATCTCGTCTCGCCCGGGGGGATTTGGAAACCCGGGTTTCCAAAAAAAAATGTTCTTTCGTCCGATAATCGAAGCGAAGGGAGAGTGAAATGAACATTGGACCGACGACGATCGAGAAGGATACGTTTCGAGGAATGGTGAGGTATCGGGTTGTGAAGATGGTCAAGGGCCGAGATGATTTTCTCGGGTTCGTGAGGCGCGCCATCAACAGCGCAACTCGTTGGCAATGGATCGAGGGGTTCGGTCCGATCGTCTCGTCGATGAACTACACGTCTCGGGCGAAGGCGGTTGAAGCTCTCGTGGCTCATCTCGAGAGCAAGCCGGAGAAATCGATCCCGAAGAAGCTCGAGACGATCGGTCGCGGTAGGCTTTTCGGAAAGGCTCGGTCGAACCATCGGAATCGGCGCGTTCACGAGCGTCGCTAACATCCCCCCGAAAAAAAAACGTCACACCAATCTCTTTTTTCTTGACCTTCCTCTCTCGATAGCGCATAACAGAATCATCAGGGCAACGGAGCCCGAGGGAAAGGATCGGACATGACTTACTTGATCGATAGCATGAATCAACCGAACGACTTTCAGAGGAAACGAGCGGTTCGACATTTGACTCCCGGGTGTTCTCTGTTCGTCGTTCGGCGGATCACTCGAGATGGAGATGAGGCGATCTCTTCTGAGTGGTATCTCATCGGAGCCGAGAACGACGCGGACGCTATCAATTGTGCAAAAGCCGAAACGGCTCGTTGGTACTTTGGCGATTGGGCGCACGAATACAAGATCGAGAACGAGTAGAAAGGGAAGGAAGATGGACCGAGCGATCGAAGATCTCATCGGGAAGGAACTCATTCACGCGGGGCGGCCGGCTCGGGTGAACGGGATCAATAGATCGGAAGCTGGTGAATACTACATGATCGAAGAATGTTATGAGAATGGCGATTCTGTCGTTGTACATCTTTTCGCTGTTCCTGCTATGACGATCAATCTTATCTTTTCGGGGAACCCTCCATTCGATTGGCACATTCCGATTCCGAACCTCGAGACCTTTCCTCGCCTCGAACCGGGAACGAAGGTTCGAGCGATCTTCAATAAGATCCTTCGTGATGGGGTGATCCTCAAGAGTTTTGACGATGCTCGGGGTTATTGGGTCAGTTTCGCCGGAACGAGCGTTCCGATCCCGGTCTCGAAGAAGCGTTTGTTTCTTTCTTCTTAGTTTTTTTTTTCTGAAAAAAAAAGCTCGCCCCCTCGAAAAAAGTTCTTGACCTTCCTCTCTCGATAGCGCATAACAGAATCATCAGGGCAACGGAGCCCGAGAGGAAAGAGAGATACCATGAACAAGACGACGGCATATCGGACCCTCAGTGATCGCGGATTCGGCTTCGTGGCGAACGTGGTTTCGTCGCGTGAGAATGGCGGGCGCCGGCTGGTCAAGCTCGCGATCCTCGCTCTCGCCGGTCACTCGGTGAGCTTCGCTCAATTCTCAACGTCGGTCCTTCTGATCGACGGTTCCGAAGTTCGTTGGTCGGCTCTCGACGCGGCTCGGATCTCGAAGGGGACGGTCATTTGGGCCGAGAATCCCGAGCTCTCGGAATCTGAGAAGCGGATCGAGGGAGCCCGGGTGATCGTCGCTTCGGGTGTGTGTCCGTCTTGCGGTGGAAAGATCGTTCGGAATCTCGCCTTGACTGGTTGGTATGTCTGTGAGGTGAAGGGTTGCTCGTTCCAAACCTTCACCGAGTGAGGGGCGGGCCCCCCGCTCCCGAGCCCCCCGAGCTCTCGCCCTGGGGGCTTCGTTGTTCTGAGCTCTCAGGGGCTCTCAGAGAGGCGGAAGGTCTCGAGGGGCTCTCGGTCAGGTTGCCTCTCTCAGGAGCTCTCAGGGGCCGTCTCGAGCCCGCGCGCCCCTCTTCTCGAGGAACCGCTCCGAGCCCCCCGAGAAGAGAGCTCGTAAATCCGAGTTTCTATGGTTCGAGAAAAAAAGATCGAGCTCCTCGAAAAAAGTTCTTGACCCTTCCCTCTCGATAGTGCATAACAGAATCAAGGGCGACGGAGCCCGGGAGGAAAGAGAGACACCATGAAGACCGCTAGCGAAATTTCGACCCTCATCAAAGCCGCTCTTCTCGCCGTTATCCGAGCCGGTGAGCTTCCGAAGATGAAGCTCTCGGTTCGCCTTTCTCAATCGAACGTTCACGCGAGCGTTCGTGTTGTGCTCACCCCCGACTTCCCGATCATGAACGTCGATCACCTCTCGGGCGTTCCCGGTTCGCTCATTCTCAATGAGCGAGCTCGTGAGATCATCGCCGCCGTGAAGGTAATCGTCGATCCGATCACCGATCCCGATATTCACGTTTTCGTCGACTTCAACGACAATAACAAGGAAGCCGAACGGGCCGCCTTCCGAGCTCGTCGTGAAGCCGAGCTCAAGTCGCTCGAAGAGGATCGCGTCGTTATGCTCACGAATATCGAGAAGCTCGCCGTCGCCTTCGGTCCGGTCGAATGATCCCGAGCTACCTTCGGGTTATCAAGTAATTACGGCCTTTTCGAGGGGCTCGAGAAAAAAGATCGAGCCCCTCGAAAAAAGTTCTTGACCTTCCTGCCTCGATAGCGCATAACAGAATCATCAGGGCAACGGAGCCCAAGAGGAAAGAGAGAGAGAGAACATGATCACGATTACCACCGAGACCTTCACGATCGAGAACACTGAGACCGGCGAGATCGAGACTGCTCAGATGTTCGATATCACGAACGCGACCCTCGAAGAGCTTACTGCCCTTCTCGAGAATGCGGCGGCGGTGGCCGAGATTCTCGAGGGGTTCGGGGCGTAAAGGCGAGGATCGACGGGGCCCCTCAATACCGGGGGGCCCCGGGAAAGGTGGCAATCGTGGGAATTCAATTCACGGCTCTCGACACAAACACCCTTCGTGAAACTCCCGTCGGGCCCCTTCCGACTCGGATCGAGCTTCCCGAAGAATGGGAGTTCTTCGGGTTCAACATGGGAACCGCGTTCATGTTCTTCGGCCTTTTCACGGCCGCTCTCACTTGCAAGGGGCGACCGGTTCCGTCGACCTTCTCGGATCGACAGTATGGAACGATCACTCTCATCGAAGCTCGCCGGGCGATCATGGCGGCCCGAGCTCGATTCTTTTCGGTCGCCCCTGCTATCGTCGACGGCTCTCTTGAGAGCTTCGACTTCTCGGGCGAACGAATCCAAGTGATCGACGGGGGCGGATTCGATCTTGAGATCCTCCGAGAGAAGCTCGAGAGGTTTGCTCAATTTGTCGAGATCGCCGCTCAGAACGGTGCTAATACGATCCAATGGAGCTAACCGCCCCGAGAGATCGGGCCCGCCTTGAGTCGTTCTAGACCCCTTCCTGCCCCCCCCCCCCCCTCGAGAGGGGGGGGCTCGGTCGTTGGGGAACCCCGGGTTGCAAGGGCCCAGAAAAAAG